ACATGGGCGAGTTCGCCGAGTACGTGCAGGAGCGGGCCGACAAGGTCCTGGCCCGCCGGGCGCTGACCACCATGATCGACTACCTCCTGCTGGAGGAGGTCCCCTTCACGGTGGCGGTGTTCCCCGCCCTCGGGATGAGCAGCATCGGCCTGCCCGAGCGGACCATCAAGATCCGCACCAGCCGGGGGACGGCCGAGGTCGCCCTGTCCACCCTGGACGGGGAGGTCCTGGGAAGTGTCGACATCACGATGGGTTCGCGGGGCGTGTTGTACCCGTACTGCACCATGCAGCTGCTCATCCACGTCGCCGTCAGCGGCGGGCACAGCGAGAACAAGGGGAAGGAGAACGACAGTGGACGCTGATGACCGTACCGAGGTGACTGAGTTCTGGGAACAGGTGCGCTGGTACCTGCCCCCGTACCTGCGCGACAAGAGGGTCCTGCTGACGGAGGCCCGGAGCCCCGACGGTCTGGAGATCCATACCGTCCGGCCGAACGGGAACACTGAGTACATCGCCGCCCTGCGCCGGACGGCGGGGGAGGGCGGCGGGATCCAGCTGCTGCTCAACAAGCCCGGTTCCGGCCCGAATGCCGTGTGCAGGTGGGGACTGAAGCCCCGCGAAGTCGCACGCAGCATCGAGGCCGCCGCCCTGCGCCAGGTCATCGACAATCTGCCGGGGGACGACGCGGGAGCGCTGCGGGCCGATGATGAGGGGATCATGTGGGACGAGGTTCCCATCGCGTCCTTCACGGACATGCCCCTGAAGCGGGGGGATCTCGAGAAGGGACTGGGCGCCTTCGTCGAGTACGCCGCCGACCGCCTTGAGCGCAGCCTCTTGCGGGCGATCGTGCTGGAGTCCCTCGATCTGATCATGCGGGCCGGTGTCGATACCGCTACCACCCAGATCCTCGACCCCCGGACGGCCGCCATCGACGCCCCGAAGGGCAGGCTGATCATCCGCGTTGACGGCGGAACGGGGAGGGTCACCCGACTCGGCATCGAAGTCGACCCGTACGTGACGGCGGAGATCGCGTCCTACGGGGTGCACTACTCGTCCCTGATGGACTATCGCAAGACGATCTACGAGGTGACGGGACGATGACCACCATGCCCGACGGCTGGTACGACATCGCCAAGAACCTGCCCCCGGGGCTCGACGGAGCGCTGGAGCCCGGGGGGGCGGGAGAACGGGAGGGGGATCATCCCCACGAACTTCCACGGACTCGACTTCGAGATCGTGCCCGAGTTCGACCTGATCGTCGAGCACGAATCCTGCGAGGAACGGTGCATCGGCGAGGACGGGACGATCGGCTGGATCGTCGACAAGGTCCTGCGGGCGTGGCTGGAGAATGAGACCGGCTTCTACAACCACCTGGTCATCGACGCAGGGCGGGTCTTCTGGTTCAACCCCAACGTGAACCCCGAGGAGGCGACGTTCCTCGTCGACGTGTGGGAGGAGGAGTGCTGGTGCTCGGTGCAGACCCGGCTGGGCAGTGCCGTGCGGCTCATCGCCTACGAGAAGGCGAGACGGTGGGTGAGCAACGTGCTCAACTCCTGGGATCCGCGCAGTTGGCGAATCACCATCACGTCGACGGAGAAGCGCGATGAGAGCATGGAGTTCCGGATCTGGGACCGGGAGTGCTACCTGCCGGTCAAGATCATCACCGTCCACGCCTTCGGGCGCATCGACGTGCGGCCCGTCTCCCACGGGGAGCCCGACACCGCCGAGTTCTGCCCCGGCGGGCGGCCCACGGGCCTGTCGAGCGAGAGCGAGGACGCCATCAAGGCCCTGCTGAACCGGGTGAGGGAGAGTCTGGAAGCCAACAATAGGAGCGAGAAGTGAAGAACGACGATGTCGTAGCCGCTCTCGGGGCCTACATGCTCCTGGCCATGCGTGAGGCCGGGGAGTGGTTCGTGAAGGTCGAGTACCGGCGCAACGCGATCGTGTACCTGTACGCCGCCTCCAGCGAGGTGAGCATCTTCGCCGACGGCGACGTCGTCACCATCAAGAGCGATGACCCCCGCACGCCGGAGGAGCTGGGCGGCCTCCGTCCTGACGACATCGAGTTCGATGTTCACCCCGACGACTCGGGACGAGTGAGCCCCGGTGAGTTGGAGGCCTTGAGAATGGCCGCCAAGCGGGTGTGGTATCGCCACAACCCGTGAAGAAAGAGAGGAACACATGAGCAGCACCAAGCCCAGACACTCCTGGAGCGAGGCGTACTACGCCGAAGTCTGGCTCCGTAAGTTCATCCACGAGAACCTGGGCCCCCGGTACCAGGGCCTTTCGGCGGACCCGGTTCTCTTCGACCGGGTCTTCAAGAAGGTCCCGATCCGCTGGTCGACTTTCTACGACCTCAGGAAGCGGTTCGAGGACGACCTCGACTCCCTGACCGCCTTCATCAAGGAGTACCAGGCGAAGAAGGAGGCCGGCCATGTCTGACCACACCCCGCCGGAGTACTGGGACAACAGGGCCCGGGCGCAGGACTGGCTCGTGGACCTCCTGTCGGAAACCGAGGACTTCGGGTCGTGGACGGTCGGCGACACGGACGACCTGTGCGACGAGGTCTTCGACACCACCCGAAGCGGCTGGACGATGATGATCGTCCTCAGGAAGCCCTTTCGCAGGGACCCCGGGGCGCTGCTCGCCTTCGCCGAGGAGTTCCTGACGAAGAGGAAGGGGCGGGACTGATGGCGCGCATCCTCAACCTGACGGGACGCCCGCTGCGCATCATCGACCCCGCCGACCGGGAGACCACCCTCATGGTGCTTCAGGCCGACGGCAACTCGCCCACCGTGCGGCACCGGGACGAGGGCATGACCTCGGTGAGCGCCACCGTGCCCGGCTGGAGGGGCGTCACCCGCATCCCCGTGTCGTGCAAGGGGCGGGCCACGCACGCCTTCCTGCCCCCGTATCGTGAGGACACGTTCCTGGTGGTGTCGCGCATGGTGCAGCAGACCGTCGAGGACCTGTTCCCCGAGAGGGACGACATCCTCACCCCCGGGCGCAACGTGCGCCGGGGCGGAGTCCACTACGGCTCCCTTGGCCTGACGGCCTCCGGAGCCACCGCCCGCAGGCTGCTGAAGCGCTGACGGGCGCCCCCGGCCGGAGGGTTCCGGCATGCGGAGGTTCGAGTCCTCCCCGGGGGCCGGGGCCCGCACAAGCGGGCGCGAACGAGAAGAAGGAGAGACCACCATGAAGACGAAGACGATGGATGACTGGGACGAGTTGGCGGAGGCCCTGTCGGAGGCTCTGCCCTGCGGTGTCGAGGTCGACTTCCCCGGCAAGGACGACGACGAGGACACCGACCTGCGGCTCATCGTCGACGGAGGCGGCAACGCCCGCCTCATCATCGACCTGGGCGACGAGGACCGGGCCCGCAGCGTGGAGACGTTCTACCTGGAGTGGGGCGTGAACGACGGTGAGGAGGGTTTCGAGGAAGAGGCCGACTTCACCTGGCAGAGTTCGGACTGGATGCGCTCCGGGGCGGGCTGGACCAACGAGGGCGACGAGGCCCTGAGGTGGGCGATGGGCGACCTGGCCGGGGACGTGGTGGGCGCCGTGCTCGACATGGTCTGCGTCCTCGCCGGTGGGGAGCGCGACGAGGGGCAGATCCTCTACAACGAGGAGGGGCATGTCGAGGTCGACGATGATCTGAGGATGGTGCTCGCCGACGCCTACGACAAGGGCGCCATGGATCTGCGTTCGTTCATCCGCGAGACCATTGTGGGCGACATCGACCTCCAGCCCGAGGAGGGTTTCGCCGACGTGCGGCAGAGCCTGTCGTCGGACTGGGTTTTCGACAACATTCGCTCCGGGCGGGCGCTGAGCCTGGATGTCGACCTGCGCTACCCGGCTGACGGCGGTTCGCGGTGCGTGATCAACTGCCTGTCGGCGAAGAGCGGCGACACGTTCTTCGTCAAGCGGGCGACGAACGCGATGATGAGCCCCGAGGACTTCGAGACCATGGAAGCCGCCATCGCCTGGCTGATCGACGAGGACGCCGAGAAGGAGGAGGAGTGACCCCGCGGACGAACCTGGACATCATGGCGCGGGTGCTGGCCAAGCACGCGGGCGTGTCGCTGGACGACGTCGAGCGCCTGGTGCACGCCCGCGGGGTTCGCACTCGGGACGGGGCGTACATGCTGGCCCTGTTCGGCTGTCCGCTGCGCGGCCTGGTCGTCAAGCACCGGCAGATCCGCATCACCAGGCGGGTGTCGAGGTGCTCGCAGAGGGCGGCCCGGGAGTTGCTGGTCGAGGCCGACGAGAGGCTGTACGAGTACAACCGCTCGGTGCGAATCAGTTGCGAGCGGGGCCTGGAGATCGCGGCGCTGGACGAGAACGAAATAGTACTCGCCGACGGCGGGGTATACCGGTATGATGAGACATGGAAGATCTTCCTCCTGGCGCAGCCGGGAGGAGAAGAGGAAGAGAGGAACAGCAATGGCGACTGACATCGAGAACCTGGTGGCAAGGGTCACCAACATGCACCTGGACGGGCTGCCCGATTACCACTTCGGGCACCCGAACGCGGGCGAGGGGGACTTCGACTACTGGCAGGCGGTCGACGACCTGGCTCACCACCCCCGCTTCAACGACGTCGTCGAGGACCTCCCCTTCGAGGTCCGTGTCGACTGCGAGGGGGCCCTGCTGTGAGAAGCGCAGAGGAGAGGATCAAGCCGTACCTGCCCCGGGCGCTGCGCAGCGCCGTCAGCTTCGACGATGGGCAGATCATCAGCGACTGGGACGACAGGACTGCCATCCGCTACGAGGACGACGGTTCCTACATCGACATCGGGATCTGCGGGAACGAGCAGTGTCTCGCCGATGTCGACGCCGCCATGTACATCACCAAGTGGGCCTTCACCGACGACCTCTTGCCCTACCTGGCCGGTGCGCTCGGCGGGATCTACAAGTTCAACACTCGCAAGGGGACGGCGCGCCTCAAGGGCTCCGGCCTGGGGCCCTTCCTGGATCTGCGGGTGGACGACGACTACAACGACGCCGTGAAGGCGGGGATCCGCACCCTCGCCGGCCAGACGATCCGCCTGGCGGTCGCCGACGCGGTCAAACGGCTGGGCCCCTGCATCGTCGAGCGCACGGACGCGGGGCGCACGATCATCACGACGACACACGGGACCGTGTGCCTGTCGAATGACACCGCGTTCAAGGACGGCTCCGTGCGGGCCACGGTCGACACCCACTCCCGGTGCACCGTCGTGCGCATCCAACCCGGGGAGACCCTCCCCGCTTATGTCATCTGGGACCTCATCGGCCCCGGCGAGTGAAAGGACAACAACATGCTCAACACGAAGATCCTGCGCAACAGCCAGGAAGTCACCGTCGCCAAGCTGCGCGGCGTCGTCAAGACCATTACCCGTACCTCCGAGATCGAGGGGATGGAGTGGGAGGTGTTCGCCGACCGGGTTGTCGCCCAGCGCGACGCCATGGACTCCCTGGGCGGCGACCAGGAGGCCACGAGCATCATCGACGACGCCCCCGACGGCCAGAACTGGACCGTCGTGTTCACTCCGGCCAGGGGGCGGCGATGAGCGGGGAGGAGAGGACCTTCGAGTACTTCAACATGCCCGGGCGGCCCTTCAGCAGAGATCGCGTCCAGCTGTGGTGCGGGAACATGATGGAGGCCCGGCGCGTGCACTGGGAGGACCTGGACGACCTCCTCAACCGCCTGATGGAGATGAACGAGGCCTGGGGCGGCGAGCGCGAACGCGAAGCCTGGAAGTCCTGGATCCACTCCGTGGTCCTGGCGGCCACAGCCGTGCGCACCATGGCCCACCGGCCCCCGGGCTTCGAAGACCTGAACAGCGCCCCCGACGGCACTAAGTGGATGCTGAGGATCATCGCCGTCGAGAAGAAGGATGACGATGCCGCGGTTTTTTGAGCCCCAGGACTTCGACCAGCTGTACGAGGCTGTCGTGGCCGCCGGGCGCCATGTCGAACGCCACGGCGAGTGCTTCTCCTGGAAGGACGAGTTCGGCGCCTGGGATGTGGGCCCCGACCTGACGGGTACGGAAGTTCAGGTTCGACGGTATGTCGGCATGCCCGACACCAACGAGGTGTGGGTGCTCAAGGCGCTGCTCGACCCCGAGATCTGCTGTGACCCCGACTACTTCGTGGGGGTGACGCTCCAGTACATGGCCGTCCGGACCCCGCAAGAGGCCCGGAAGAACGAGAAGGAGGAGAAGAACAAGGATGAGCGCTGAGGACAAGAGGACCAACGAGCTGGCCCTGGCCATGCTGGGGCTGCGCGTGGCCATGATCTGCAAGGGCTACAGGCCCCTGCCCACCGACGAGAGCCAGGGCCCCGAGGGCCTGTGCATGATCGTGTGGGTCATGGGCGGCCAGGAGTGGACGGCCGCCATCACCGCCTGGGACGTGCTCACGCTGATGCGGCGCACCGGACGGGCGGGGGAGCTCATCGAGATCAACCTCGACACCGCCCGGCTCGACAAGCCCGATCAGATCGTGGAGCGGATCCTGCCCTCGCTCCTGGGTATTGACATCCCTGTCAAGTAGCAGGCAACGAGGAAGAAGGGGAAGGGATGGACAACTACATCGAGCAGCGGCTCAAGGAGATCATGCCCGACGACGTCCCCTACATGCGGGTGGCGGCCTGCGACGCGGACGCCGACGCCTGGGACGAGCAGGGCGGGGCGGACGTGTGCGTGCGCATCGAGAAGCCCTGGCTGTGGTATGTGCTGGGCACCCTGAGGGGCCCGTACTATTACCTGCGCGACCACGGGGCCATGGTCCCCGAGATCGCCTTCCATGTCAGCGAGCCGAGCCTGTTCAGCGACGGGGAGCACATGGGCTACCAGCGCTGTGACGACGTCATCTACTACCGCGGCGACGACCTCGACGACCTCCTGCGCAGGTTGGCCGTGGATGTGGAGGATCTGGCCCGCAATACTCTGAGGAAGCACGGCAATGAGGCTTCGTGACTACCAGGCGGCGGCGGTCGAACAGGTCGCCGCCGCCGGGGGCACGGGACTGCTGGCCATGTGCTTAGGCGGGGGCAAAAGCCTGACTGCCCTGTCGTGCGCACAGCGGTCTCTGGAAGACGAACACAAGAGCGTTGAAGACGGCCGCATCCTCATCGTCGCGCCCCTGCACACCGTCGACGGCTGGAGGTGGCACATTGAGGAGGTCTGGGGTCTGGAGCTGCGCGAGTGCGCGGCCAAGGGTGCGGACAGGAAGGCGAACCTCGAAGCCCTGTGGGACAGGAACGAGAAGGGGGTCTTCTTCATCGGCTGGTCCCTCATGACCGCCCGCAACAAGCACAAGAAGAAGGACAACCGGACCGGGAGGATGGTCTCCGCCCCCGACACGCACACCTTCGGCGGCACCCTCTTCGACGTCGTCATCGCCGACGAGGTGCACCGCGCCTGCAACCCCCAGTCCCTCAACTCCAAGGTCCTGTGCCGCATCCGGGCCAAGCGGCGACTGGCCCTGTCGGCCACCCCGGCGGGCAACCTGCCCGTCAACATCTTCGGGGCCCTGAAGTTCCTGTGGCCCCAGCGCTACACCTCGTTCACCCGCTTCGCCGACTTCTTCTTCAAGTCGCAGTTCAACCCGTACTCCGAATCCGGGTACGGGAAGCTCTACGGCGAGGAGAAGTGGCCCGGACGAGTGCGGGCCACGACGCCGTGCTGGGTGTCGGTCACCCGTCAGGAGGCGCTGCCCGAACTGGCCGACGTCGACATCCGCCGGGTGGCGGCCACCATGACCCGGGAACAGACGCGCATCTATCGTGCGTGGAGGGACAAGGCCATCGCCTGGCTCGACGACCATCCCGTGGCCGTCAACCTCCCGGTTGTTCTCGACAGCCGCCTCCAGCAGGCCACCCTCGCCCAGCCCACGGTCGAGAGCGGGGTGACGAGCACCGGAGGGGAGCGGGAGGTCGTCACCTTCGACAAGGACTCCAAGAGCGGCAAGATCGACGCCCTGCTCGACATCCTCCAGGATGTCGGCGACGAACGGGTCATCGTCTTCACCCACTCCCGCAAGGTCCTGGTGCCCCTGCGGTGGCGCCTGGAGAAGGCGGGCTACCGGGTGGAGCAGGTCAGCGGCGACGACCACGAGGGCTGGCGCACGTTCCGCGATGATCACGGGGTGCAGATCCTCCTGGCCGTCGTGTCCGCCATCGCCGAAGGCGTCGACGGACTCCAGACGGACTGCCACACGGAGATCTGGCTGTCCAGGGACTCCTCCCTGGTCATCAACGAGCAGGCCCAAGGGCGACTGCATCGTTCCGGCCAGGAACGGGGCGTCGTGCGCTACCTGGTGCAGTGCCCCGGAACCATCGACGACACCGTCGTCGGCAGACTTGCCGAAAGGCACCGCGCCCTGACGGAATCAGGGCTCATCTAGAAGGAAGAGAGGAACAGTACGTGAACGATGACGAACTGTCCGAACTGATCGAACGGCGGACCGGGCTCATCAAGGCCCGCTCCGCCGTCAACAGGCAGCTGACCGGCCTCAACCAGGCGATCACCGCCGAGATGACCAGGAGGGGGCTCGACCGCTACGACGGCGCCGTGCTCACCCGCCGGTCGCACTTCCGCCCCTTCGTCGCCGCCGCCCTGCTCGACGAGAGGCTCGTGTCGACGGACGAGCGGATGGGCGTGTACAAGGAGGTCATCGACCCCGGGGCCCTGAAGGAGCGGTTCCCCGACATCTACGCGCAGTCCTGCGAGAGCGGCGAGCCCTACCTCGTGCAGCGGGTTCGGAGCGACGGCGAAGACGAGGGCCTGTGATGTGGGGCTCTGAGGCCACCGGCCGAGCCCTGGAGATCGTCGGAGCCCCCACCGACCGGGACCGGCAGCGCCACGTGGGCCCCTCCGAACTCGGCGAGGTGTGCGACCGCTGCCTGGCCGATAAGATCCGGGGCACCTACGAGGACAAGAGGGCGGGGACGCCGCTCGCCCCGCTGCTGGGCACCGCCTTCCACCTGCTCGCCCAGGGGCGCCTGTCGAACTCCCCCGAGGGGCGGGCCGGACTGATCCTCGTGGAGAAGCGAGTCGACGTCGCCCAGGTTGACGGCTACGGGCCGATCAGGGGCACCGTCGACCTGTTCGACATCGAGCGCAGGGAGGTCATCGACTGGAAGGTCCTGTCGAAGGCCCGCATTGCGGGGGTCTCCTCCGTGGTGCACAACCGCCTGGACGGCTCTGTCCTCATGGATCGGGACAGGATCATCTGGGAGACCGCGTGGAAGTACTACGCGCAGATGATGCTCTACGGCTACGCCCTGGAGCGCGACGGCTACGAGGTGGAGCGGGCGAGCCTGCTCATGATCCCGCGTGACGCATCCACGGACGTCCTGCCGGGCGCGGCCCGGACGCTGGTGTTCCAGTACCGTCGGGCCGTCGCCGAGGCCGTCCTGGGCCGTTTCAGCGAGCTCGTGGCCCGGGTCCGTGGCGAGGAGAACGGAGCGGGGGTGTCGAGTGGAGGGTACGAGTCCTCGCCCGGCTGCTACCGCTGCAAGAGACTGAAGAAGGAGGAGGCCGACATGGCCGCATGGGGAGGTATGCCGTGATCGTCAGTATCGGCATGATCGAAGAGGCGCTGAGGAAGGTGGGGTGGGTGCAGGATCGGCCCCGCAACAACCTGGGCCGCTATCGGGCGGTGTACACCAAGGACGGGCGTCAGTTGGCACTGGTCGCCGGGCACAACGGCACCGTCGCCATCTTCGAGTGGAGCGAGTCTATGGGCTGGACGCGGGCCTACGTGGGCTACCACGACGAGGTCCTCAAGTGGATCGAAAGGGAGGCGCGATGAGGGGCTCATCCATCCGCACCAGGAGCATCGACCGGGTGCTGAAGCGAGCCGAGCGCATGCCCGGCCTCGTGGTCGACGACCAGGGGGAGGACAGGACGGTCGACGGCACCTCGTCCTGGATGTGGGTCATCACCAATGAGCTCAACGTCGACACCGAGCCGCTCGTCCTCACGTTGACCCGCCCCGCCGTCATGCACAGGAGCGACCGCATCGAGTGCACGCTGTCCAGCCGGGGCGAGGTCGTCGACCTGCGCACCGGCGAGGACCTGGAGCGCCTGCTGGCCCTGTGGCGCCTGCGCGGAGTCGAGGGCGCCGAGCTGGTCGACACCCTCACCCTGCCGGGTTGGAAGCAGCTGGCGCTGTTCCCGCTCGATGAGGCTGGGGACAACGGCGGGGAGGCGGCCTGATGTCGACATCGGCTTTCGATAAGATGCTCGCAGCAGCCGGTTTCAAGGCCGAGGACCCGCAGGAGCTCAAGGATATCTCGCTACTCATGTACGGAGGGGCTGGAACGGCGAAGACCTCACTGGCCGCCACCGCCTCCAAGGTCGAGGAGATGAGCCCCGTGCTCTACCTCGACTTCGAGAGGGGCACCCTCCCCCTGCGCGACTGGGGCGACCTGGACAAGATCACGATCGTCCACCTGGACTCCTGGGCTGAGACGAACAAGTTCATCTACCAGGTCGTCCGACCCGCCATGCAGGCCGGAGCGTTCCCCTACCGCACCGTCGTGCTCGACACCGTCGACGCCCTCCAGGAGCTCATCGTCCGCGAGGCCAAGACCGCCAACCCCGGCAACAACTACGTGCCGTGGACCGACGCCTATGACAACGTAGTAACCCTCGTCGACGCCTTCCGCCGTGTCGACGGCGTCAACCTCATCGTCATCACCCACGTGGACCGCATGGTCAACTCGGTCACGGGGGAGACGCAGGTGGGACCCGCCTTCAAGGGCAACCAGTCGGGCAAGCACATGCCCTCGAAGTTCGACTTCGTCGTCTACATGAGGACCAAGCAGGAAGAGGGACGGCCCGTCATGGGTGCCACCTTCTTCATGCCCGGTGCCATCACGAAGCGGCGCACCCGCTCCTTCCCCGACCACCTGATCAACCCGACCATGTCTCAGATCTGGTCTCTTGCTCACAACACCAACACCAACAAGGAGAACGCATGACCACCAACAACGACCCCTTCGCCGCCTTCCCCGCACCCGTCGGTACGTCCGGCGCGGACCTCACCGCCCTGGACGGCCTCGACCTGTCCCAGGTGGAGGTCGCGGAGGAGTTCTCGTTCCGCGCCCCCGAGCCCGGCTTCCACAACGCCGTCGTCACCAAGACGGAGTGCCGACTGTCGTCCAAGGGTCTGCCGATGGCCGTCCTCACGTACGCCATCGACGACACCAATGACCCCGACCACGGTGTCGTCGTGCTGGGGTACACGGTCCTCTACTTCAAGCGCACGGAGCAGGGGCGGACCACGCGGGTCCTCAACCCCGGTTTCCGGCGGATGCTGGAGGCCGTGGACCTGTGGCGCGAGGACCCGCGCGAGCGGGTGCCCATGCTCAACGCGGCTGGGCTGAAGACGACTGTCGACCGCCTGTTCGCGCTGATGCTGCGTCGCAAGTGCACGATCAAGACGTCTGTGGCCCCGCCGCGTCAGCGTGTGGACCGCGAGACGGGGCAGCCGATGTTCAACCCCGACGGCACCCCGCTGATGGGCAGCCCGCGGGGGCAGGTCGACGAGGTGGAGTACGAGCCGGTCGACACCTCGACCACTCCGTTCTGATCCCATGATGACCGGCCGGGGTCCTGCTGCATGGCGGGGCCCCGGCCGGGTCGACAAGGAAAGAGGAGAAGCCATGCTTTTGTTCTACTACGAGAAGAATGAGCTGCGGGCGTTCGTCGATGACGACGGCGCCTGGTTCGTCGCCGCGGACGTGGCCGTGGCCCTGGGGTACCGGGACTCGCCCAACATGCTGCGCAGGTTCAGCAAGAACGAGGTCCGCTGGTTCAAGGTGCAGGGGCGCCGGGGGGTGCACGACGCCAGGGCGGTGTCGGCCCGGGCGCTGATCGGCCTGGCGTTCCGGTCCCGGTCCGAGCGGGCGGAGGGCTTCCACCGCTGGCTGCTGGACGAGGTCCTGGATGTCGAGCTGCGCAAGGACGCCAGGGAGCGGGCGAGGACGGAGGCCGTGCTGTGCTGACGCTGGAGTACAAGGGCTATCCGGTCTGCCTGTTCGAGGATGTCGACGGCGACGGGCGGGTGTGGTTCGTGTCGAAGGACGTGGCGGCGGCCTCGGGTTATAAGAGCGCGTCCGAGTTGACCCGGGTGGTTGACACGGGCCATCTTCGGCCCTACACTGTTCACACGAACAGGGGGACGCGAATGTCCTCCCTCATTCGCGGCGAGGACCTGCTCGACAGCCTCTCCCGCAGCCGCCTCCCGAAGGCCGAGGCCTTCAGGAAGTGGCTCGTGGGTGAGGTCCTGACTGTCAGCCTGCGCCACGACATCGACACCACCAACCAAGAAGGAGAGACACCGTGACAGACACCGCACTGACTCCGTTCCGCTATGGGGACGAGCAGGTTCGCACCTACGAGGATGAGAAGGGAGAGCTCTGGTTCGTCGCCATCGACGTCGCCCGCATCCTTGGATACAAGGACGCCACGCACTTGACTCGCGTCCTTGACAGCGACGAGAAGGGGCTCCGCTCTGTGGAGACCCTTGGTGGGGAGCAGACCCTCAGTACCATCTCCGAGGCCGGACTCTTCCACGCTCTCAACTCGGCCCGCGTCGAGGCGGCCCGGCCGTTCAAGCGCTGGGTCAACCACGAGGTCCTCCCGTCGATCAGGAGGACCGGCTCCTACAGCCTGCCCGGAGTGACGCCGGCCGCAACAACCAGCTTCGAGACCCAGGCCCACGTCCTCGACATCCTGAAGAATGTCATCGCTAAGGACTACCTGGAGGCCAAGGCCAGGATCGTCCTGGCACGTGCCATGGGCGACACGCCCGAGATCGAGGCGAGCGCCCGGCCCCTGTACATCCAGGACTACCTGCGCGAGAAGGGCGCCACTCGGGATGAGGTGAAGCGCTGCTCTTCCTCCTTCGGCAAGTACGTCAGGGAGGATTACGTGGCTGAACGGGGTGTCGAGCCGGGCAAGCGCTTCGACGAGACTTCCTCCGGTCAGGTCCGCGAGGTGTACGCCTACACTGAGGCCGACCGTCCGATCTTCGACCGCGCCTGGGGTCGGAGCTACGTCAAGGGCTTCCCGGAGAAGAAGGAAGCCAAGAAGAACAAGGAGAAGAAGTGATGGACCGAGCCTGGAACATGCACTACGAAGGACACGTCATCCGCACCTACCTCGACGACAACCACCTCTGGTTCGCCGCCTCCGACCTCGCCAGGGCCCTGGGGTTCCGTGACGGGTACGCCATTGCCCGCTCGGTGGCCGATAGGGACAAGGCATACCCGGAGCTGGAGACCGAGGGAGGACGACAGAGGAGCGCTATCATCTCGGATATCGGGCTCATCGTGTTCGCCTCACGATCCCACAAGCCCTTCAGCCGCAAGCTCCTCCAGTGGGTCCTGGACGAGCTCACGTCGTACTGAGGACCGGGCCCCGGCGTCGCTAAACTGACGGCGTCGGGGCCCCGTCGTCCCCGCGGAAGAGACGGAAAATAGGAAGAGAAAGAGAGACATGGCCTTCTTCGAAGAGGTGCTGCCCGACACGCCCGGCTGGGTGCCCATCATCACCAAGGACCCCTTCGGGCGCCTCACCGTCTTCAAGTGGTTCTCGTGGCCCGACGAGAAGGCCGCCATGGGACGCTACGTCGAAGCCCACGGCAGCAGCGACGTCTACTTCAAGCCCATGACGTTCACCCAGCCGCCCTCCCTGTCGGACCCCCGCCATGCCACCAAGGCCAACGTGCTGCGCTGTGAGGTCGTCTACTGCGACGGCGACGACATGGACCCCTCTAAGCTGGCGATCCTGCCCACCACGTTCGTGCGCACCTCGCCGGGTCACTGGCACGGCTACTGGCGGTTCCTCGACGCCGACCGGCTCTCCAACAACGACATCGAGGACCTGTCGCACGGACTGTACAACGCCCATGCCGCCGACGGCATGGACCGCGGCTGGCCCCTGGCCAAGATGCTGCGCGTCCCCTGGTCCTACAACACCAAGCCCGAGTACGGCGCCCCCTTCCGCGTCACCCAGTACTCCGAGGAGACCGTCAGGAGGAGAGGGGCGGGCGGTGTCGACCTGGTCGAGATCCAGCGCGAGGGAGAGGTCGTCACCGCCGCCGAGTTCGCCGCCCACTACCCCCCGGCCGAACCACTGTCCCAGGAGGAGCTCGACTCTAAAGTCCCTCAGGAGCAGGACCCCAACGAGATCTACCGCCTGCTCGCCCTTGTCAACAACTCCGTCGCCAACGACCTGTTCATGATCCGCCCCGAGATCGGCGACGACTGGTCCGCCCGCATGTACCACCTCCAGTGCATACTCATGGAGGCCGGGTTTGACGCGCGCTCCTGCTACCTCGCCCTGCACGAGGCCGCCTGCAACAAGTACCGGCGCGACAACCGCCCCGACATCGACCTGTGGGTGCAGGTTCAGCGCGACGCCGCAAGGTGGAGGCAGTACCACGACGGCGAGGACTTCATCATGGACGACGACGCCGACATCCTGCGCGTCCTCGGCCTCACCCCCCTGGAAGGCGTCAACCAATTCGGCGACGAATCCTCGCCCGAAGCGCTCGTCGACCGTCTGCCCTCCGTGCTCGACGCCGACGCCAACGGCCTGTACTGGACGCGCGTACAGTTCCTCCACCCCGAGGAGCAGCCCATCGACGACACGTTCATCGACGCCTTCACCTCCTGGGTCGGACACAAGAGCCCGCAGGCCCCATGGGAGTTCTCCGTGGCCGGCGGCCTGGCCATGCTCTCCGCCCTCCTGTCGCGCTACGCCAAGTTGCCGCTCACCTTCACCGACATGGGCCTCAATCTGTACTGGCTGGTCCTGGGGCGCACCACGCAGTCCCGCAAGAGCACCGCCCTGCGCCTGGCCCGCGGCGTCCTGAACGATGTGGCCGAAGAGTGCGGTGTCGACAGCAGCGGCTACGAGGCCCCCGAGGACGCCACCGCCGAAGCCCTCCAGGAGTGGCTGGGCGACCTGCCCCGCCTGTCCACGCTGCTCAGCGTCGACGAAGTCCAGGACACGTTCGCCGCGGCCTCCCGCAAAGGGTCCTACATGGCCGGGTTCATCCCCATGCTCACCAAGATCTACGATGGGAGAGTGCCCGCCATCCTGCGCAAGACCGGGGGCCTGGCCAGAAAGGGCGGTGTCGACCACCAGATGTCTTTCTACGGAACCGGCATCTTCGACCTCACCGCTCGTTACCTGACCATGGAGCGCATCATCTCCGGCTTCGTGCCCCGGTGCCTGGTCGTCGTCGACTCCCGTGAGGGCTTCGAACCGGGGGCGAACGACGTCGCGTGGCGCACCGGCGAGCGGGCCCGTGTCGACCAGGTGCGCGACATGCTCATCCACCACCTGACCTCCGTGGTCAAGCACTGGGACAAGGGCTTCCAGGCGGCAGTTCCGGTGTCGGGCCCCTTCGACGACCTGCGCGTGCCCCTCAAGTGCGATCAGGACGCCCTGGAGCGGTGGAAGTGCTTCGCCTACGACGTCACGTTCTTGGCCGCCAACCACCCGCTCAACGCCGTGGCCCTGTTCCCCACCTGCGAGCGGCTGTCGTTCTCCGCCCTGCGGGTGGCGGCCCTGCTGGCCATGACGGAGATGAAGGACACCATCGAGCTGCGCCATGTCGTCAAGGCGATCGACCTGGCCGGAACGTGGGCCAGGTGCGCCGAGGCCCTGGTCAACCAGGTCGACTCCAACGGGTTCTCCCGCATGGTGTCCGACGTCGAGCAGTGGGTCGCCTCCCAGCCGGGTCACCGGGTGTCGTACGCGGCCCTGGTCACCAAGTTCCAGAACAAGTTCGACGGCCCCGAGGCGCTCACCCGGATCCTCATGCACTGCCAGAAGAAGGGAACCCTGCGAGACGTCCTGCCCAACCCCGAACGCCCGGGCGACCGCGAGGTCATCTACACCGCCCGAGCCACCGCCAACGCATAACCATCAACCGAGAAGAGAGAACCATGACCGTTCGAACCACCTACTCACCGCACCCCCTCCTGGGGGCACTGCTCGCCCACACCTTCGGCGACTGGCGTCTGGCTAGCATCGACCCCGTCGGTTGGACCGTCAAGAACGGCGCCGTGTTCAACGTCTATTGTGTCTTCTGCGGGCGACACAGCCAGGCCTCCACCTCGGGTCTGCTCGAAGCCCCCGCCTGCGGGTGCGACAGCGGCCGCGTCAAGCGCAGGAAGGCTCGGCAGAACGTCAGTCGCTCGCTGCGGGCACTCCTGTCGCAGCGAGTGGGCAACTGGATCCGCGACTACGGATGCACCTGGGATTCCGCGGGTGAGGGGGCCCAGTGGATTCTGGACAACATGAATCTCCCGCCCGAGGATCAGCTGAAGCACTTCAACTTCACCCGCCCCAACGACAACAAGCCCTGGGGTCCGGACAACATCGCTCTGCGTCCTAAGGCGGAGGTGCGTCGTAAGGTCGGCAAGACGGCGCACCGTGGTCAGCAGGGGCAGAAGCAGGAGGCCGACGGTGAGTGACTTCTGGGCCGCCAAGCCCGTGTTCTTAGTGCCCGATCCCCATGACCTGACCGCCTGTCAGCGGGGGGTGCTGTGCGACATCAAGGCCGCTATGGGTAGGTCGATCGACCTGGCCGGGCCCGACTGGCCCCTGGATCCCCGCCGTCCGACCATCGGCCTGTTCGGTGTCGAGGGCCCGTGGACGGCGCCCGCCGACGGCGGCTTCGACGAGATCTGGCCGCTCGTCCTCCAGAGCCGTTGGACGGTGACCGCCTCGGAGAAGGGCGGGGCGCCGTGGATGACGCAGGATGTCCTGTGGCTCGACATCGAGACGTACTCGCCCGTCGACCTGTCAAAAGCCGGAGTGTATAAGTATACGGAGCATCCGGACTGGCGGATCCTCATGTGTTCTTGGGCCCTGAACGATGGTCCTGTCCAGCGGGCCGAGGGCCACGAGGCGATCCTGGCGATCCCCGGCCTGTTCGACAGGAAGGTCCTCAAGATCGCCCACAACGCCTCCTTCGAGCGCATCAACCTCTCCCGGCTCAAGAGTCGAGGACGGGGGAAGTTCCTGCCACCCGAGCAGTTCTTCGACACCGCCGCCCTGGCCCGCACGTGGGGCCTGCCCGCCTCCCTGAAGGACTTCGCCCTGGCACTGGGCGCCGAGGAGAAGGACGAGGCCGGAACCCGGCTCATCAACCTGTTCTCCAAGCCCAGCCGCAAGGGCGAGAGGGTGACCGCACAGGAGAAGCCCGAGGACTGGGCCGCGTTCGGCGCCTACTGCGACCAGGACGTGGAGACCATGCGCCAGGCCGCTCGATTGCTCGGGCGCGACTTCCCCCGCGGCGAGCGCGCCGTCTACGAGGTGGACCAGCGGATCAACGACCGGGGCGTCCGTGTCGATACGGCCCTGGCTCAGGCCGCCGAGCGCTGCTTCAAGGACAACCGTGCCGAGGCGCTGAAGGAGATTGAGAAGATCGCCGGTGTCGACAACGGCAACTCGGTGGCCCAGCTGAGGGCGTGGCTGAAGGGCCGGGGTGTCGACACGGAGGACCTGCGCAAGGATACGGTCAAAGAACTGTTGGAAGGGGAGATCCCCGACGACGTCCGCCGGGTGCTCGCGCTGCGCCAGGAGTGCGCGGTGTCGGCCGCTGCGAAGTTCACCGCCGCCATCCGGGCCACGAACGACGACGGTCGCCTGCGGGGCACGATGCAGTACTTCGGCGCGTCGACGGGCCGGTTCGCCGGTCGGCTCATCCAGTTCCAGAATCTTGCCCGCGACGGCTTCAAGGCCGCGGGGGGCGGCTACGACACCGCCGCTGAGGAGGCGGCCGTCGGACGGCTGCTGGAGGGCGGTTCTGTCCCCTCCCCGGAGCTGAAGAAGCTGATCCGCCCACTGCTCATGGGGCCGTTCGTCGTGTGCGACTACTCGTCGATCGAACCCCGGGTGCTGGCGTGGCTTGCCGGTGAGCAGTGGATGATCGACGCCTTCAACAACAATGAGGACATTTACGTCGCCACTGCTGCTAAACTTGGAGGGCCTGAAAAGGGCTTCGATCGGCAGCACGGCAAACTTATGACACTTAGCTGCGGCTATCGCGGGGGCGTCGGTGCGGCGCTCAAAATGGGCGGTAGAAATATCATGCCGAAGGGAACCCCGGAGGATATTCTGCGCAAGGAATTGCAGTCAATCATTAACAATTGGCGCGACAAGTCCCCCGCCGTCCGGTGCTTCTGGTCGCAGCTGGAGCGCATCATCAACACCGGCGGGGCCGTCGACACCGGCCTGGTCAGCGTCGAAGTCAAAGGGCAGGACCGCTACGTGTGGCTCCCCTCCAAGAGGCCCATCGTCTACCGGGGGCTCACCCGTCGCTGGAAGCAGCCCTTCGACGTCGACGGCACTCCGCTCGGCCCCGCCCGCCTTGTACCCCACGTCCTCAACACGGGGGGCGATCGGGCCCGAGTCCCCTACAAGCCGCTGCACGGGGGCATCATCACCGAGAACATCGTCCAGGCCGTCGCACGCGACATCCTCGTCCAAGCACTACGCAACTTGGAGGAGGCCGGGTGGCCCGTCGTCACCCACATCCACGACGAGGTCGTCTGCGAAATACCTGCGGATAAGCGCACTCTCGACGAGAGCGCACTTATCACCGAAGTGTCCGAGATCATGTGCCGCCCGCCCTCCTGGGCCGACGACGATCTCGTGATCAGGGCCGCCGGCTACACCTGCCGGCGGTACCACAAGGAATGACAAGAAGGAGAGGAACCATGTCCGACGACATGATCAACCACCCGCCCCACTACAAGCTCGGCGACCGTGAGGTCATCGAGATCACCGAGCACCTGGACTTCCTGTCCGGCAACGTCGTCAAGTACGTGTGCCGGGCCGGGCACAAGGAGGGGTCCAGCTCACTGGAGGACTACCTCAAGGCCCGCTGGTACCTCGACAGGCTCATCGCCTGGGGCACCAGTAAGCCCCCCGCCGACCTGGACCGGGCCCGGATGGAGCTGAAGTGCCTTGCCGAGTGCCTCGTCGAGGCCACGGACGTGGTCCGTCGTCTGTCCGCACAGAAGGAGAACAACACCGATGAGTGACATCGACCCGGCCGTCGCCCGCGCCGTCGACGAGATCGACTACGTGGGCTGCAACACCGTCAACCCCTACAACTACCTGGCCGAGATCATGTTCCTGACCTCGGCCGCCTGGAGCAGCGGGGCCAAGCGCTTCACCCTGTCCGCCATCGCTGCCCGCTCCGCCCTGTGGATCGCCTACCTCGACGAGAAGACCGACGGCTCTTCCCTGCACGGCCTGCGACGGCGTCGGGGCCGGGCGCGTCGCGTCCTGGAGAACGAGGTCGTCGCCGAGTACCAGCGAGCCTACGACAAGCACCACGGCCGCACCCCCTTCAACCCGGAGGTGACCGAGCAGATGAAGTTCGTGATCCTGGCCGAGGAGGTCGGCGAGGTCGCCCGCGCCCTGACCCCCGATGCCGACACCCCCGTCGGCCACGCGGCCCCGCTGCGCGACGAGCTCATCCAGGTGGCGGCCATGGCCCTGGCCTGGTGCGCCCGCATCGTCGTCGACACGGAGAGGAGGAACAACCCGTGAGTCGTGGCAGCAAGGTTGCGATCCGCATCGAGATGCACCCCAACGGCGTGCACATCATCGACAACGTCGGCGGACAGGCGCTGTGGGGCGGCGTCAACGAGTTCGACGTCATCTGGTCCCCCGCCCCTTTCGACCCCCGGGCCGAGCCGGAGAGGGTCCGGCGCTCCCGGGCCTGCGGCCTGGCCGCCATGCTCCGGGCCCTGACCCGGGTGTGGTTCGCCCACGGCGACATCCCCGTCCTGGCGTGGCACCGGGGCAAGGAGGGCTGCGACCCCGCCAAGGCGAGCGTGTGCCGGGCCGTCGCCTCGCACGCCAAGGGTTCCGGGCGCTGGCGCAAGGCGGAGCCCAACGACCTGCGCGGCGAGGACGCGGTGGTGATCGAGGCATGAGCGCCGGGGGATGGTTCGGCTACTGGCTCCTGACCCTGCCGCTGCTCTTCTTCAGCGCCGGATACATGTTCATCGAAGACGGCCACGCGACGGGCTTCTCCAAGTGGTGGTTCAGGACTATCGCCTGCATGTCGGCGTTCCTCGTCGGGTTCGGCCTGTTCGTGGCGGTGAGAAACTGATGACGCTCCAACAGTTCTACTTCGTGGGGTCGGTCTCCTTCGGACTTGCTCTCCTCCTGGGTTTCTTCGCGGCGACCCAGCGCGAGGACGCGCAGATCCCGCTGTGGATCAGCTTCAGTCCGGTCATCACGATCGTCTCGTGCCTGGTGGTGATGGGCTGGTGAAGGACGTCATCATCGCCCTAGCGGCTACGGCCCTCCTCTCCTTCCTCTTCGACATCACCTCAAGGGAGCGGGAAGACACGGTCGGCAGGGTTTTCAACTTCCTTGAGGTGCCGATCGCGGAGCTCGTCATGCTCGCCTCGTACTGCTTCTACGGAGGTGGACGATGAAGTACGCACTCGCATTCACCGCGGCGTTCATGCTTTCGTTCTCGCTGAATGAGATCGCCGAAGCGTTCGAGGAGCCCGTCGGAGTCATGATCAAGGTGCCGGACGTCCCGGCCGCCGCCCTCACTGTCTGGTTGACGGTGAGCACGCTGTGACCAGGATCTTCGCCTACGACCCGGGGGTGTCGACCGGGTGGGTTCTGGGGGCTGTCGATGGCGACGACGTCGAGATCGTCGAGTACGACCAGTTCGTCGCCGACAGCCACACCGACACGGCGTTCACGCTCAAGGGCGCCATCTGGTGCTACAAGCCGGACGTCGTCGTCGGCGAGCGCTTCGACCTGCGCCCGCACAACCAGTTCCTGGCCGACCTCACCCCGGTGAAGGTCAACGCGATCATGGACTACATCTACGACAGGCGCCCGATCGTCTACCAGACGCCGACGCAGGCCAAGACGCTGGTTCGTGACGCCACGCTGAAGGCGCTCGGGTTCTGGCCGACGGGTCGCTCCGTGGACCAGCCGGACGCCGACGACGTGCGCGACGCCGCACGCCACCTCTACCACTACTGCGCCATGACTCTTCGCCTGAAGGGTCTGCTGGAGCGCATGTCGAGGTAGTTGACGAGAGGCCCGCCCTCTTCCTTCGGGGAGGAGGGCGGGCCTTTTCGTGTTCCGGTTCGAGTTCAGTTGCCCTTACGACGTCTTTGCAGCCGCCCGACCTCGACCTTCAAGTCGTGCACCTCGATGCGCAGGCGGTTGTTCTCCTCCTGGTACTGGGCAATGATCGTGTCCTTCGTGTTGAGGGCCGCCTGGAGGGCCTCCAGGCCGAAGCGAGAGCGGGCCATCTCCGCCTCGCCCACGCCCCGCTTGCGGTCGGCGCTGACCTTCACCCAGGAGCCCCAGGCGGCCAGGGCGGAGGTGATGAGGGCGATGACGGACCCCACCGTGGTGAGCAGGGGCGTCAAGCGATCACCCCCTGTCTGTGCCGTTACCGTTGCGATCGCGTAGCGCGGTGAGGATTATGGCGCGGTGTCGCAACCACCGCAGCCAGTTCATTCTAGCGGACAGGAGGAACACGACGGACAGGAGCAGCGCGCTGCGGGCGCCCAGGCCGTGGGCGGATACGACGAGGATCCAGGAGGCGGACGCGCACCCCAGGACGAGGGGCAGGATGACCATCTCCGCCTGCGAGCGTCCGGTCAGGCATGCGAGCGCGCAGCCGCCTGCTGTCGCGGCCAGGACCATGTGGACGGCGAGGTTGTACCAGATGGCGGCGTCGGGCGTGTAGGGCATGATCCCGGCCTCGCGGATGGAGAACACCGACAGGGCCAGGTAGCCGACGGCGCGCAGCCCTCGGTCGAGGGTGTTGGCCCAGGGCGGGTGCGGTATGTACATGAGGCTCACGCCTCCCATCCCTTGATGGCGTAGTTGATGCGGATGAGGCTGCCGGGTGCGGCGCCCCGGGCCACGTAGGGGACGCGGACGATGACGCCCTCGTTGTTCTTGACCTTGTCCCACCCGTAACCGGCGCCCCCGATGTTCCCCCCGAAGGACCACACGTCGCCGTTGGTGATCAAGGCCGTGGCGATGCCCGTGTACTTGCGGGCCAGGCTGATGAACCCGGTGAACTTGGAGTCCAGGGGGGCGGGCACCCTGATGACGGTCGATCCGGCTTCCTCCCGGAACCTGCTGGCCTCCCCGCGGCTGCCGACGAGGATGGCGTTGGTGATGGGGGTGGCGGGGGTGGCCACCTCCGAGCCGGTGATGAGCCAGGAGGTGATGTTGGAGCCGTCGGACTTCCAGGTGGCCCCGTCCCAGGCGATGATGCGCCCGTTGGAGGTGAGGTATACGAGGATGGGGTCGGTGGCGGTGGGGGTGATTCCGGCGGCGACGAGGGCATCGCGCAGGGTGTTGGCGGCGACGGCGTTGGCCGCCTTGTAGATGGACGACTGGCGCAGCTTGGAGATCACGTTCGACACGGAGGAGACGCCGAGGTTGAGCAGGGTGGGCCAGTCGGCGGCGACGTCGTCGCCCGAGTACGTGTAGATGCCGTTGCGGTCGGTTCCCGTCATGGTCCTATTGTCCCTTCTCCCCGTCAGCAGGGGATGAACATGGTGGAGGCGAAGTCCGAACCCCAGCCGATGTAGTCGGCCCCGTTGTTGCGCATACCCATCTTCGTCCAGATCGTACACTTGCCCGAGGTGGGCAGTTTGGTGGCCATGCCCATGAACATGGGGACGTCAGACTGCCACCCGTAGCCGTTGTACACGTAGCCGGTCTCCATCCACGAGCCCGAGTTCCGGTCGCGCAGGATGAAGAGGGCCCGCTGGTTGGGGTTCTGGGCCCCCGATACGCAGTTGATCGACGCGATGATGATGGCCCGCCCCGAGGAGGGGGCGTTGAAGGACCACTGATAGGCGACAGTCCCGTCGCTGGAGGCGTTGACCGTCGTGGGATTGCGGCGGAACTGGAACTGGGCCCCGAAGATGATCGACGACACGTCCGTCAGGTCGGAGTACGGCCCCTGAACCAGATTGCCGCTGTGCGGGTTGTTCAACGCCAGGCCGTTGGTCAGGGACGGATGCAGTTGGGCGTACACCTTGTTCCCCCGCCACACGGTCAGACCGTGACTGGCGTCGATCTCCACGCGGTCTCCGTCCCCGTTCGTCGTGGTGGCCAGGGTTGCGCCCAGAACCCTGCCCCCGGTGACCAGTCCGCCCTTGATGGTTCCGCCCTCGATGAGCTTTCCGCGCAGTGTGTTGGCGTCGATGCGGTCGCCCGACAGGGTGCCGAACTTGATGTCGTTGGCGTTCAGGCTGCCGATGACGCCGCTCTCGGCGGTGATGGTCCCGGCGGCCAGCACGGCGGCGGTGAGGGACCTGGCGGCGATGCGGTCGGATCCGATGAACCCCGAGGTGATGACCCCGGCGTCGAGGCCCTGCACATGAGTGGTGGTGATGGCCCCATTGGCGATCATCGACCCCTCGACCGGGTTCCTGGCCACGGCCCCGGAGGACTGCGCCTGCTTCCACACCCCCTCGACCATGCTGTTCGACATGGAGCCCGTGAGGTCCGCGGCGGACACTCCTGCTTCGATGAAGTCCTCGACACCGGCCCGGAAGCGGTACATCCGGTAGTTGTCGTCCGTGTCGTACCACAGGTCCCCGTCATTGCGCCCGTTGAGCGAGGGCTTGTTCGCCTGGTAGAAGATCGTGTTCTTCCCGTCGGCGGACTTCTGGGCGCGCTCGGCGGCGAGCTTGGCGGCCGTGGCCATGTCCTCCACGGCCTGCGCCTTGTCCAGGGCCTCCTTCGCCTTCTTCTGCGCCTCGGCGGCGGCGGCCGCGGCCTGGGCGGCGTCATCCCCCTCGACGAGAACCCAGGCGTTAGCCGTGCCGTCGAAGACGTAGAGCTTCGTCGTGCCCCCGGCGGTCGACACCCACAGGTTGCCGGGCTTGCGGTCGGCCCCGGTGGGCTCCGTGTCGGAGATGATGACGTCCTTCGCCCCGGCTACGGCCTTGGCGACGTCCTTCTTCGCCTGCTCCAGGTCCGCCTTCGTCTGCTCGTACGAGGCGGCCAGCGTGTCGAAACGCCCCTTCAGGGCCTTGGCGGCCTCCAGGTCCCCCTTGGCGGCGGCGGCCAGGTGCTTGTAGTCGACAGCCCCCTCGCCCAGGGTGTCCGTGCCCCAGTGCTGCTGCACCCACTTGCCGTCCGCGTCGCCGTCGATGCCCGGCGGCGACCACTGCCACACCTGCTTGACGCGGTCCTTGTCGACACCGCCCTGCTTGGACAGCTCGCACACGTACCAGGTGGCGTTCTGGTTGACGGGGATGTCCGGGTTCTCCACGCCCGGGCCCGGCGACACGGGGGGCGCGTCGTGCCAGGAGACGGCGTCGTCGGCCATGGCCCCGGCGATCTGCGCGAGCGACTGGGCGTCGTCGAGGCGCTCCTCCAGACCGCCGATGGACCCCACGGCCGCCGTCCACCGGCTCATGATGCGCCTGGCGTGGGCGGACGTGTCGCCCTCCTCCAGGAACGACACCCGCCTCTCCACGGCCCCCCGCCACTGCTGCGACTGGGGCGAGAGGTTGGAGGCGGGGAACACGGACGCGGTGAACGCCATCACAGGACTCCGATCGTGGACAGGTCGCGCAGTGTGCGCCCCGCCAGTGGCAGGTCCGACACCCGCGGGTACTTGCGGTTGTAGTCGGCCAGCAGCGGGTGGCTGGTGGCCTGGAGCGACACCGACCCCTCCTCGATCGTGGCCGAGTCGATCCGCCACCAGTGCCCCCGGTAGCGGAAACGGGCCCCTGGCAGGGACCCCAGGACCCGGCCGGAGGGCGGGGATCCCTTCCACTGCAACGTCAGCGTGGAGCCGACGCGGGCCTGCGCGGCCGCCTGGGCCGCCGCCCAGCCCTTGGCCGTGGTGTCGATGGCGGGGTTGTCGATCGTGGTGACGTCGTCCGTGCCCTTCGCCCCCGTGGCCAGGCTCAGGGTCTCCACGTCGACGTAGGATCCGTATCCGCCGATCAGGTACAACGCCGGGTGGTCGACCTTCCCGTCGGATTCGCAGACTCTGTAGGGGGACAGGTGCTCGTAGTTCATGCCCGACAGGATCACAGTGGCCGAGCGGCGGTCGTCGTTCAGCCTCACCGTGAGGCCCCCGCCCATGTCCTTCCACTGGGCGGGCATGATCGGCTTGTTGTCCTTGCCGACGACGACGTACAGGCCGTTGCGCATGGCCGTCAGGTCCGGAGAGCCGTCCTTGAATGGGATGCGACGGACCATGGCGGGCTGGTTGACGTAGGAGACCTCGGCGCCGAAGCGGATGGTGGCCTCAGTGCGCTCACCGGCGTTGACGCTCAGCGCCCCCGTGTCGCTGGAGTCGCCGTACTGGACGTCGGCCCCCGGGTACTTCGACGGCGCCACCGGGTAGATGAGGCCCCGGTCGGCATTGGCCCCGGCGGCGGCCCCGATGCGCGCGCGGTGGTAGACGTTGACCCGGATCTCCTTGGATCGGGCCCCGTCCTCCAGCGACACGGTGGACGACATGGTGCGGTCCTGGAGGTAGACGCTGCGCCCGGGCCTGGGGGTGATGGTGATGGCGCTGTCCCGCCACGACAGGTCGAGCATGTTCGCGGACAGGAACCTGCGCAGCATGGACCACACGTTGTCGCGCCCGCCGGGCAGGTTGTAGCGCTCGTCCTTCAGGGCGGCGTCGACGTTGACGGGCGGCATGGGCCAGTTGACGGCGAAGAAGCACCGGCTGATGATCGACTCCAGGTCGGTGCGGTGTACGGGGTTGAGCGTGCCCACCTGGTTGAGGGCCGACAGCCCCGAACCCCCGGTGATCGACCAGGAGTCCTCGTCGATGCTGATGTCGGTGATCATCATGTCGGACCGGCCGTGGTCGGTGGACTGGACGATCAGGGTCTTGCCGAGCAGGGGCGTCAGATCGGCGGGGGTGAACCTGCCGGGGCCGCCGACGGTGACGGTGGCGGTGCCCGAGGGGGATTCGTCCCTGTCGAGGGACACGGCGTCCTCGTCGTAGGACCAGGAGCCGACGCCCGTGGGGGCGCCGAAGAACCTCACAGCCACGGCCACACCTCCCTCAATGTGACGGTGGCGGAGAACAGCCCGTAGGCGGGGTTGACGCCGGTGACGGCCAGGGAGCCGGGCTCGACGCGCATGGAGCCGAAGCCCTCCGGGGTGGCGTACGGCCACAGGTCGGGGGCGGCCCCGCCGCGGGCGGTGAACGCGGCCCGAACCCAGGTGAGGACCTGGTCGGCCACGGCGGGGGCGGTGACGGTCACGTCGACGATCCTGGGGGCGTCGTCGAGGCCGGGGATGCGGGTGATGGCGGCCGACGAGATGTTGACGCCGCCGGTGACCTGGATGAGGCCGGGTGCGGTGAGGGCGCCGGAGGCGACGATGTGCATGTCGGCCCCGGGCGGAATGAGCACGTGCTCCCGGTACACGTGCGGCTTGCCGTCGGCGGCCTGCGCCCCGGTGAACTCCAGGGCCTTGAGGGGCCCGTTGTTGACGTCGACGGTGCGCCCCAGGACGGTGCCCTTGTCGTCGTAGGCGAGGGGCGTCAGCGAGTCGGCGTGCAGGTGGGGGCGCCCCAGGAAGGGGGAGAGGATGTTGCCGCCGGAGTTCATGTCGTCCCGGTAGATGATCTCATCCTCGCCCGCCCAGGTTAGCATGTCCTGAATGAGCAGCAGCTCGGAGCGGGTCAGGTTGGACCACGACAGCTCGATGGTGCGGGCCGCATACCGGGACGCGGTGACGGCGGTGGAACCGTTGATGAGCTGGTCGGCGGACCCCCACGACACCAGCGTGTGCGAGGCGGGGGCGTCGGGTGCGGGGATCCAGGCGAAGCGCCTGCCCGTCCACAGGGCGGCGACACCGTGGCGCGAAGACATCAGTAGGTCCCCCTCCGTCCGCTTCGGGCGTTGACGTTGTTGACGGCCGCGCCGACCTCCCGACCGTCGAGGTTGAGGACGGTCGACACGGCGCGGGCGAGCTGGTGGATCTGGTTGGGGTTGATGGTGATCGGCCCCGATAGTGAGGGAGCCTGGTTGACCTTGACCTCGGGGCGGTACTGTCCGGCGCGGATGGACTCCATCATGCCCGGACCGTACTTGTCGACGCTGGAGCGGGGCATGACGTACTCGCCGGACTGGACGCCGATGACGCCGCCCGCCGACGTGATGCCGAGCATGTCGTCGGCGTCCCAGTTGCCGGTGCGCCTGCGGCCTCCGAGCATGCCCCCGCCTCCGGCCCGGCCGGGCACGCGGCCGCCGTGGGCCCTGCCCAGGAACCCAGCCAGACCGGCCAGCGCCCCGCTCACCACTCGGGCCCGGATGTTCACGTACCGGTCCTCGGTGAGCGCGCTGAGCTGCTTGCCCGCCCTCCAGGTGTCCGCCTGGGCGGTGACGGGGGCGGAGTATCCGGCGCCGCCGTTGGAGGCCATGGAGCGGATCCCGGCGCCGGTGCGGTCGGAGGTGCCGTTGTCGGACACGTCGACGTCGACGACGCGGGGCACGGCCTGGATCGTCCGGGTGAGGTTGTCGAACGCCCCGGACAGGGTGGTCACCTCGCCCTGGTTGAAGCCCATCTGCGTGGCCTGGGCGATGAACTCCTGCTTCAGCTGGGCTGCGTAGGCGGTGAGCTGCTCGGTGGACGCCCCGGAGGCGGCGTAGGCGTTGATCATGTCGACCATGGTCGCCTGGAGGGCCTTGAGGGCGGCCCTGTTGTTGATGGCGGCCTCCGTGTACCCCTGGAGCGCGTACATGCCCTCCCTGGTCTTGTTGATCTCCTTGGTCTTCTCCGCGATCGACTTCTGGGTGTCGGAGATGTCCTTCGTGGTCTTGTCGATGTCGACCTGGATGTCGCGCACGCGGGACGTGTCGCCGTACTTCTTGGCGACGGACTGGAAGTACTTCTGGTTCGCCAGGTCGTTCTCCTTCTCGGAGAGCGTGTTGTTCAGGTCCCAGATGTCGTTGGTGAGGTCCTCGATGGACTTCTTGGCGTCCTCGATGGTCTTGCGCATCGAGTTGAGCTGCGCGTGGTACTTGTCCTGGGCGTCCTGGTTCTGCCAGAACCGGTTCAAAGCCTGGTTCATGGCCTTGTCGAGGCGCGACAGGAAGTCCTCGAAGATCTCCTCCGGCGTCTTCTCCTTCCGGGTGCGCGACGAGGAGGACCGGGGCGTGTGGTCGCGATCCCCTCCGCCGCCACCGCCACCGCCCCCGCGGTGGCCTCCACCACCGCCGCCCCCGCGCGAGGACGACTCCTTGGGGGTGAACTGGTAGCGCTGCTTGTTCCCCCGGAACATGGTGCCCGCCAGACCGCGGACCGAGCCGCCGCCACCGGTGAACCCCATCGCCCCGATGGAGAGCCCCGCCGTGATCTGCTTGGTGGTCAGGCCGCCCTTCGACCCGAGGGCGTTCTTGTTGAGCCGCTTCCCACCGGTGTTCAGCCCGCCCCCGGGCCGCGACGAGGTGCGGATGCCGACACCCGCGAGGATCTGCTGGATGAGGGCGGCGGCGTTGTTGGCGTTGGTGACCGCGTCCTGGAGGCCCGCGTTCAGAGCGCTCATGTCGACGGTGGGCCCGGAGATGGTCTGGTCGAGGGAGGAGATGACGTTCGACATCTGCGCCTCGACCCACGTGGTGTCGATGCCCTGGTCCTTGAGGTCCTGAATGGCGGCCTGCACGTAGGAGGCGATGTACTCCTGCGCCTCGACGCCGCTCATGCCCATCTCCTCGGCCATGCGCCCGGCGTACTGGGCGGTGGCCTTCAGGTAGTTCTGGAGGGCCTCCAGGTTGGACCGCCCGGCCTCGGTGAACGTCTCGAAGGAGTTGCCGTTGTCGTACAGGCTCTGGTTGAGGTCGTCGAGGGCGGAGTACATGTTCGCCTCGGCGTTGGTGAACTGGAAGGCGGCGTCGACGATGGCGTCGAGGGACTGGAGGTACTCGTCCCACGCCTGCCCGGCGGTCTTGGCGTCCTCGGCGGCGTCGGCGGTGGCGTCGGCCAGGCTTCCCGTGGCGTCGGAGGCGTCGTCGGTCGAGCCGGTCAGGCCCTGGACGACCTGGTCGAGGGCGGTCTGCGACGACACGGCGTCGGAGGCGGCCCCGGACACGTCGCCGAGCTTGGTGCGCAGGTTCTCCAGGGCGGTGATCTGGTTGTTCAGGTCCTGGACGTTCTGCTCGGCCTCCTTCCCGGCCTGGGTGTCGTAGTACTTGCGGATGGGCGTGCCGACGGTGTCGTAGGAGCCGGAGTAGATGCGCGACTCATACGTGTTGGCCTTGTAGATCTCATCCTTCCGGGCCTTGAGGGTGTCGATGAACCCGTTGATGTACGAGTTGGCGGCGTCCTGGCCGCCGGTGGCGTACTGGCGCGACCACTCCTTCCAGTCGAAGCCCTGGTCGGTGAGCGTCTTGAAGTCGTTGGCCGACAGGGACTTGAAGGCGTCGGAGGAGGCGATGGCGTCCTTGATGAGCGCGGCGGTGTGGTCGCCGATCGCCAGGGTGGAGTAGCCCATGGCGGCCGCCTGGTCCTTGGTGGCCTGGACGAGGTTGCCGGAGGCGTCGATCCAGTAGTAGAGGGCGTCGGCGCTGTCCTTGGTGGAGGCGGCGGACCCGTCTACGGCCAGTTCGAGGGCGCCGAAGGTCTGCTGTGTGCCGTCGGCGGCCTCCTTGGCGTCCTGGATGAGCGCCTTGGTGAGGGCCTCGCCCCCGCCCAGGGCCTGGAGGTTCTCGACACGGGCCTGCTGGGCGGCTTCGGCGGCGCGCTTGGCGGAGTTGGCCCACTCGTCGTAGAGCTGGATGACGACGGGGATGGCGGTGGCGGCGATGCCGATCCACCCCATGGGGCCGATGGAGGCGATCCCGCTCATGACGCCCTTGAGACCGCCCATGGCCTTGGCGAGCAGGCCGGTCTGCGCGGCGCTGGAGGCGGCGGCCGTCCCGACTTCCGCGATGCCCTTAGCGGCATCCTTGGCGGCGTCGGCCCCCTTCTTCGCCTGCGCACCGGCGGCGGCCAATCCGCCGAGGGAGGTGGCGGCCTGGTCGGAGCGCTCCAGGGCGGTGCGCGTCTTCATCAGGCCGATGTTCTCGTACAGGGCCGTGTTGGCCTGCTTGATGAGCTTGTAGATGTTCGACCAGGTCATCTGCCCCGACAGGCCCGCCTGCACCATGTTCGTCTTCATCGACACGTAGGAGGCGGCGACGTTGAGGACGAGGGCCTGGAGGACCTTGGAGATGGCGACGAGGGATCCGAAGATGACCAGGCCGGAGGAGGCGGCGAGGAAGACGCGGCCGAAGGCGTTGTCGCCTATGTGCGACAGGGCGTTCTGGATGACGATGAGGCCGTCGAGGATCTTCTTGACGACGCCGAGGAACGGGCCGCCGAGCGAAGCGCCCAGGTTGGCCAGCGAGTTCTTCCAGCGCTGGATGGTTTCGGTGAGGGTGGCGTTGAGGGTTTCCAGGCTCTTGTCGAGGAACTCGGTGTTGCGGGAGGCTTCGGCCGAGTTCTTGAACGACTCGTTGACGAGGTCGATGTTCAGGCTGAGCCGCTGGAGCAGCTGGATGTCGCGGGTGTTCTTGAAGCCCAGGTTCTTGATGACGGTCCAGCGCTCGACGGAGTCGGTGACGTTGTTGAGGGAGGTGAGCAGGTTGTTGAAGAACGTGGAGGGGTCGGTGCGCCACAGGTTCTCCGCCTCCTCGGTGGTCATGCCCAGGACGGTGGCGAACTTGCCCATGCCCTCACCGGCTTCGGCGACGGCGTCGTTGACGGACCCGAAGATGCGCTGGAGGGAGCCGCGCGCCCACTCCTGCTTGATGCCGAGGCTGGACAGGGCGGTGGCGTAGGCGAGGATGGCGTCCTGGCCGATTCCGGCCGAGGCGGCGGAGGCGGCGATCGAGTTGGCCATGGTGAGGATCTCGGACTCGGTGGCCACGGACTTGGCTCCGAGCTCGGCGACCTGCGAGGCGAAGTTCATGTACCTCTGGCCGCTGTGGTCGGCTTCGACACCGGCGTTGTCCACCATCTCGAAGAAGCGGCCGAAGGCCTCGGTGGCGCTGTCGATGTTGGTGCCGGTGATGGTGGTGAACCCGGCGACGGCGTGGGTGAAGTCTCCGAGCTTGTCGGCGCTGATGCCCATCTGGGCGCCGAGCGAGCCGATCTGCGACAGGTCCTCGTAGGTGGTGGAGATCTGCGTCGACAGGTCCCGGTAGGTGTTCGACAGGGCCCGCATCTCGGCGGACTGGGCGGACAGCTGGGTGGTGCGGGCGACGTCGGCGAACGCGCGCTCCTGGCTGGCGGCGGCGGCCACGGAGGCGACGGACAGGGAGGTGAACCCGGCGGCGAGCAGCGTCAGGTAGTTGCGCAGGTCCTGGGCGGCGAAGCGGGTGGATTCCAGGGCGCCGATGTAGCGGTTGTTGGCGTCGATGGCGGAGTTGATGTCGGCGATCTGGGTGGCCCGGAAGGCCTGCGACCGTCCGGAGATCTCGGCGGCGTCCCGTTCGGCTTCGGCCAGGCGCCTGGTCTCGTCGGCCTCCTGGCGGCGGGCGCGGGCGAGGTCCTGGTTGATGCCCGCGACGGTGGCGCGCTTCTCCTCGGCGGCTTCGGCCTTGCCGATGGCGTCGACGAGCTCCTTGTAGGCCTGGGTCTCGGCTCGCACTCCTTCGGCTACTTCGGCCCCGGAGGCGGTGGGGTCGGCCTGTCTGACGCGGGCCCGGTACATCTTCCCCCGGAACGCGCTGAGGGCCTCCCTCTTGGCGGCCTCGTCGAGTTCCGTCTTCTGCTTGGGCTGCGCCGCCACGGCCTGGTTGGTCTTGATCAGGGAGGACTGGAGCTCCTTGTTGGCACGGGCGAGGTCCCGGGACACGTTGGCCAGGCGCGCGTACAAGTCGATCTGCGACTTGACCTTGTCCAGCTGGGGGCTGCCGATGTAGTCGGTGGTCCTGGTGGCCTTGGCCATGGCCTTGACGGCCTCGGAGATGTTCTTGGCGGTCTTGGAGAAGTCGACGCCGTCGAGCTCCTTGCGAACGGCGGTGAGTTCGCGGGTGACCTTGATGAGGCCCTTGTAGGCCTCGATCTGCTTCATCATGGTGCGGTACTCCGCACCTCCGCGCCCGGAGACGGCGTTCTGGAGGACGGCGGCCTTGGCGCCCTGGGTGGCCCTGGCCATGGCGCGGGTGGCCTCGGCGATGCGCCCGGCGGCGGCCGTGAACTCGTTGGCGCCCTTGGTGGCGCCGGAGGCGTCGACGCTGATCTTGAAGCCGAGGTCGTCGACACCAGCCATGGTTGCTCCTCCGATCAGTTCGTCCGCCCGTGAAACATTCTATAGCGACCGCATCGCCTCCCACGGCGGGGGCAGGGGGTCCTGGCGTCCGATCGCCTCGTACTTCAGCCCCACGGGGCGCACGATCTTGGTGACGCCGGGCTTGCGGCCGCTCTTCCTCCCTTCCTGGTTCTCCTCCTGCTCCAGGTGCTGGCAGGCGTAGCAGACCATGTCCTCGGTCTCGAAGTCGATGCGCCCGTCCGTGGAGCGGCCGTACCAGGCGGGCACCCCGCACCTGGAGCAGACCGACTGCTTGTAGAAGGCGTAGCCGAGCTCCAGGGCGATATCGAGCGGAGTGCGGTAATCCTGGGGCAGGTACTCGGGCACGAAGCCACCGGCTATGTCGTCCCACCGGGGCACGGTGCGCCCGTAGGCGCCCCAGCCGCCGAGATACAGAGTGGGGGGCAGGTGGTTGTCGACGGCGGTGGAGATCGCCAGCAGGAAGCGCTGGTTACTCGGCGTCGTCAGACAGGGCCCAACGAAACGTGGGGTCGGCCATCACCTGCCGCATGGCGTCGAGGGCGGCCTGGGCCTCCAGGAAGGTTTCGGTGAGGCGGTCCCACTCGGTGGCGGGCAGGGTCTCGTGCAGCTTCCGAGCGTCGTCGAGGCTGAGCCCCTTGCGCTTCCTGCCGCGGTACTCGACGGCGGTGACGGAGTGCGACAGGAAGTACTCGTTGAGCACGCCCTGCCGCTCCCGGCGGAACTCGCCCGCGGCCTCCTCGTTCTGGTTCCGGGGGGCCTTGACCTTGTTGACGACGACGTTGCGGATGACGTCCATCTCCTTGGACGCCAGAGCCCGCAGGTGGAAGGTCATGGCCTTGTCGTCGAGGGCGGCGATGGCCTCCTTGAGCTCGCGCTCCAGGCGGACGGTGGGGGCCTCCTCGGCGATCGACAGGACCTGCTCGACGCCGTCCTTGGCGTCGGCGCGGGCCTCCAGGAGGGCGCCGTTGAGCCGGAAGGCCTCGTCGGCGGCGGTGGCGTCGAGGTAGATCTTGACGGTCTTGGTGGCCTGGCGCACCCCGTCGAGGGCGGCTTCGAGGTCGAAGCCATCGTCCTCGTTCTTCTTGTCGTCGTCGTCAGCCATGGCAGCGGGCTCCTTCTCATCTCAACACAAAACCCGGGTCCTCGTGAACCCGGGTCAAGTGTATCCATCAAACGATCACTCGGTGAGCTTCTCGTTGAGGATCATGGTGCCCTGCGGCAGGAAGGGCACGGTGAACTGGATGGGGGTGGTGGCGTCCGAGGACACGTCCTGCGGGTTGTCGGGCATGACCAGGAAGATGGAGACCTCCTGGTCCTTGGCGGGCTCGGTGTCGACCGGGTAGCCGACCCGCTTGACGAGCCAGCCGCGCTTGTTGGCCTTGGCGCCGCCCTTCTTGAACGCCTCGTACGCCTTGGTGAAGACGGAGCCCGCGGCGTCGGCGGCGGCCAGGTCCTGGCGGAAGAACGTCAGGTTGGCCTCGTAGGCGTCACGGGTCGGGGTCGACACGCCCGCGGTGTCGCAGATCGACGCGGTGGAGTCCGTCTCGGAGTCGGTGGCGTTGAGGGTGAAGCCGGTGACGATGGCGCACGAGAGGTTGATGACGGCGGGGTCCTTGAGGGTGGCGGCCTTGAGGACCTCGGTCGGGCTGGAGGCCTTCTCGATGGGCACCCACCAGACGGTGATGTTGCCGGGCATCATCTTGGTTCCGGCGCTAGCTGCCATGGTTGTTCTCCTCCTTGGAGTCGACAGGGTCGCCGGGATGGACCACCCGGCCGTTCACGATCCACCCGGTCCCCCCGCAGCACTCTCGTGGCGACAGGGGGGTGTCGGGTGGTACGGGCTCGAACAGAGAGGGCAGCGTCTGCGCGTAGCCTTCGTCCTTCTCCACGACGATCCCCTCAGGGGTTCTGTAGCGGGGCATCAGACGGCCTCGCTGATCATGGTCTGGAACGTCATGTAGCAAGCATATTTGAGCGGCTGGATGGTGGCGTCGGTGTCGCCGTAGGAGTTGAGCTGGCCGGTCTCGCGAACTTGTCCGACACCGGGGGCGCTCCAGCCGACGAGCCTGTTGCGCACTTCCTCGCGCACGGAGTTGCGGACTGAGGCGGTGCGGGCGGCGACGAGGACGGCGAAGGTGTGCATCATGGCCGAGTACCTGGGTGAGGCCATCGACACCGCCTTGGCCCGGGGGGTGAGGTCGCCGCCGAAGAAGACGGCGTAGACGCTCCTGCCCTCCGCCCCTCCGGGCACGGCGTCCTCGACGACCTCCAGCCCCTCAATGCCGCGCAGGTGCGCCATGAGCGCCTGGTCGACTTCGTAGACGTTCACTTCAGCACCCCGTGGGTGAGTGCGTTGCTGTCGAGGTCGTCCTCGGCCATGGCGCGAGCCTTGGCGAGGGCCTGCATGGCGCGCAGCTTGCGGGTGCCCTCCTCCTGGAAGACGGTGTAGTCGGGGGTGTTGATGAAGCCGATGAACACGGTGACGCCGCTGTTGTCGTCGCGCTCCCAGCGCACCCCGACGGATTCGCGCATGGCGCCGGTGTGCACGCGGGCGTCCGTGTTCTTGTCGTGCTTGTAGGGCATTCCGGCGCCGGAGGTGTCGATGACGTACTTGATGGTCTCGACGCCCTGCGCGGCGGCCTGGTCGACGGCCCGACGGACCTCGGCGAGAGCCCGCTCCAGGGCTCGCTCCTCCAGGCCGCGCAGGGCCCGGCGGATGTCCTTGACGCCGGTCTGCCTGATGGTGACGAGGTTGCCCTCGTTGGTGCTGCTCACCAGCCCTCACCCCGCAGGTCGTTGACGGACACGTCGCACAGGAGGGTGGGCTGCCACCAGTCGGAGTCGGTGACGGGGTTGCGGATGACCATGGCCATGCCCTCCAGCTGGGGGTCGGTGTCGTGGCGCTCGACACGCAGGCGCTGGTTGAAGTCGAGGCGGATCCGCTTGGTCCGGTCCCCCCACTGCTCCGTGGGGACGAGGAGGTTCTTGTCGATGTGCCACAGCTGGACGCGGTAGGCGTGGGTGGCGGTGTCCTCGTAGGACTGGCGGCGGTTGCGGGCGCGCCAGTCCTTGTTGGGGGTGATGGCGGCCCAGCCGCGCCAGATGGGGTCGACCTTCTTCTTGACGACGCCGGTCCCGGGCACCCAGGTGTCCTCCTCGCCTTCGCCGTTGCCCACGGCCGGGGGGTAGATGGCGACGAGGCTGTTGCACAGCAGCGACAGGAAGTCGTAGGCGGCGGAGTCGAAGTGGGGGTCCTTGAAGGCGAGTGAGCTCAGTGCCATGCGTAGTCCCGGGGCTGTGGGGTCCATTCGGCGATGTCGAAGCCGATGTCGCGCTTGTCGTCGGAGTCGGCCTCGTCCATGAGGCGCTTGGACTGGGCGCGCAGTTCGGCGCCGAGCTTGGCCCCGTCGGTGGACTTGTCGTCGGTGGACAGGACCTTGAGCAGGAGGGACTGCGTGGTGGCGATGACGCGGACGGCGTCGGCGGCGGCGCGCTTGATGTTGCCGTTGTTGATGTCGAGGAAGGCCTGGATCTGCTCGTCGGTGAACAGGTAGGAGGGGGGCAGTCGCAGGTCGCGGGGGTCGGAGCGCTCCTCGATGTCGGGGATAAGAAGCCTTACCCTACCCACATTTGTGTTGAACGCCACAGGCATTTTCTTCCCTCCCCAGCTTTCTTCTTTTCTTTATGGAAAACCCCGCCCCCGAGCCTCTGCCTGCAACCCGGGGGCGGGGCGTCTATCAGTGGCCCTGGCCGGTCGAGGCGACGATGCCGTCCGTGTGCAGGACGGCGCCGCCGGTGACCATGCGGGCGCGGAACTGGATGTCGTCGTTGTCGAACGAGCCGGAGGTGGCGTTCAGCGCCCCGCCGCCGATCGACGTGCCCTGGTTGGCGGCGGCCCGCAACTCGACGCCCTCCATGCCCATCAGCGTGGTGCGCAGGATGGTGCGCCGCGAGGCGGTGCGGCCACCGGCCGGGGCCAGGATCCAGTTGGTGTCGCCCTGGGTGGGCCCGCCGAGCAGGCCGACCATGTCGGACTCGACGACCTCGACGCCCGCGGTGGGCGTGGTCGACAGGATCGTCTTGTTCGACGTCGCCCCGGCCGCGTCCTTCTCCTTGTGCTCGATGGACGTCATGGAGGTGACCATGTCGGCCATGGGCTTGAGGGTCGGGGGCACGAGCAGGACGAACTTCGGAACCTGGATGTACCGGCCGTTGACCTTGGTGTGGCGCACCTGCCAGATGGCGGCGCACAGGGCCTCGAAGGTCAGCGGGCTGTTCTTCGGCACGTCGCGCAGCACGTAGGCGCCGTCGGCGGTGCGGGCCTGGAGGACCGTGGCGTTGGCGTCGGCGATGATGTTCGTGTTGAACCCGGGCGCGGCGGCGTCCAGGGAGAAGAGCGCGCCGTAGACGGCGGCGTCGACGGTGCGCGAGGCCAGGAACGCGGCGTCCTTGGGGAAGCGGCCGATGATGTTCCAGTTGTCGTTAATGAACGCCTCCCAGGACATCTGGAGGCGCACGCCCTCCTTGTGCACCTCCACCCAGCGCCCCGACGCCCGGTACCCGAAGGTGGGGTAGGGGGTGAGCTCGGGGATGCGCGGCATTGTCTGGGGGACGACGACCTCGCCGCCGTTGTCGCGCAGGAGCGTGGCGTCGATGTCGTGGTCGAGCTCGTAGAGCTGGGTGGGGCGGAAGGAGGGCAGCGCCTCGGTGGAGGCGAACTTCTCCCAGGTGGTGGTCTGCTCGGCGTACTGGCTCTCGAAGGCGCCCTGGGCGACTGAGGTGAACCAGCCGGCGACCATGTCGGAGGTGACGGCCTCGGTGACCCTGGGCGCCAGGCCGAGGGTCATCATGACGGTCTCCTTGACGACGCCCTGCGAGGAGGGCACGCCCTTGAGGGCGAGGTCGAGGTGGTGGGCGAACTCGTTGCGGTTCTCGCAGATCCTGCCCTGAATCATGGGTTACTCCTTTCCCGGCCCGCGATCAGCGGGCGGTCGGGTCGAAGATGACGGGCACGACGTGCTCCGCCCCCTGCGCGGGCAGGGCGTTGTACAGGTATCCGACCTGGAAGCCGTCGGCCGCCTTGGTCGTGGTGATGGCGTGGCGCCCGTCGGTGAGCTTCTCGGCGTAGACGGGGGAGCCGACCTTGACGGCTCCGGAGTGCTTGACGCTCATCTTGAACACGCCGCCCCTGATGCGCACGGAGGCGTAGCCGGGGGCGTTGAAGCCGCCGGTGGGCTTGGTGGCGGGGATGTAGGTGCCACCGGCGTCCTCGACGGCCTTGACGGCCTTCTTGATCTCCTCGGGGGTGGCGGCGATCTCGGTGACGAGGAGGCCGACGATGCCGCCGACCTTGACGATGTCGCCGATGTGGCTGTGGCTGTAGTCGGTCTTGCTGACGGGCAGGGAGAGGGTGTCGGTGTACTCGAAGACCTGGATGTCGGAGATCTTCCGACCGCCGAACTCGTTGATTCCGATCATGGCGTGCTTCCTCCTTCGCTCACTTGGCCCAGGAGGTGACCTGGACGTCGTCGCCGCCCGCCTTCGCGGCACCGTCCTCGCGGACGACGGGCGCGGGGGCGATGGCCTTGATGTAGGCGCGCTCGGCCTCGATGGCGTCGTCGACACCGGCGCCGCGCTTGACGGCCTCCATGACGCGGGCGCGGGCCTCCTTCGGCAGGTCGTCGGCCCCGGCGACCTTGGCGGCGGCCTCGTAGGGGTCGACGGCGGGCGCCTTCTTCTCGGCCTCGACGACCTTCTTCTCCTGGTCCGCCGCGAGCATGGCGGCGGCCTCCTTGATGGCGGCGGGCATGGCGGCCGCAAGAGCCTCCGACACCGCCTTGCAGATATCCTCCGGCTTCACGGCCTGTTCCTCCTGAACATTGGTGTTGGTGGGGTTGGACGGGGTAGGGGGGTTCTTGACGCGCCAGCGGCCGTCGGATTCCAGGACCTCCAGGACGGCGCCCTTGGCCCCGGCCCTGGTGACGAAGTCGACGGACTGGATTCCGGCCAGGACGGGTACGACGCCGTCGGGGCCTATTTCCTCAACGGACCAGCCGTTGATCGACACCCCGATGTCGGTCCACCGTTCGCGGATGATACCGTTGACGGAGGGGTAGACCTTGATGTCGGCCTCCAGTGACCCGTCGGGCATGATCTCGGCCCCGGATTCGAAGACTCCGGCGAGGTCGCGCACTGAGCGCTCCGGACGTTCCCAGTCCTCGGTCATCGTCTGGTGGTCGAAGAACATGTGGGTGCCGGGCGTGAACAGGGGCGCGGATTCGGCGAGGTTGGGGGCGGTGTACATGCCGGTGGATCCGCGTCCGGGAGCGATGATGCGGATGCGGTACCGTCCGGCGCCGTCGTCCTTCTCGCCCGGCTTCTTGGCCTCCAGCAGGGCGCTGCCCTGGTTGAGGCGGAAGTAGGTTCGCGTCATGTTTGTCCTCCCGGTGAACTAATATACAGCGCCCTGCATTAGGCGTTGGTCGTCTTGCCCTCGCCGTCGCGCGAGGAGTTCGTCCCGTCGGATAGGGGGCCGACCCCCGTGTTGCCGTCCTCCTTGCCCTGGTCCTCCTCGTTCCCCCCATCACCGTTGTTGAGCTGCGGCTGCGGGGCGGAAAGGTCCTCCCAGTCGGGCAGGCTCGACACCGGCTTGGCGTTCACGGGGGCGAAGCGGCGCAGGAACAGCTCGCGGGCCTCGACGCGGTGCAGGATGCCGTTCTGGAGCCCCAATGTCACGACCTGCCCCCAGCGCTGGATGAGGTCGTTGGACAGGGGCGCCAGGTCCACCTCGGTCTTGAACCCGGCGGCCCGCAGGACCCGCCTGACGAGGTCCTTGTGCACCTGACGCCGGAGCTCCAGGGCCTTGAACGTGGGCTCCTCCAGGGCGGTCTCGGCGCCCTGACGCCCACCGGCGGATCCGTCGGTGAGCAGCACGGACAGGGGCACGTCGAGGGCGGCGGCGACCATGGCGGCCAGGGGCGTCCCGGCGGAGAACTCGATCCCGGCCCCGGCCTTCGACACGGCCAGGAGGTCCTGGTCGGCGCCGAGCGAGGCGGTGGCCCCCGTGCCCTGGAGGGTGGACATCTTGTCGATGACGGCCTGCTGCTGGGCGGTGGTGGTGGACTTGACCTTGAAGGCGACACGGGCGAGCGCCTTGGCCAGGACGTGCCCGGCCTCCAGGTACTCCTTGTAGGCCTGGGCCCAGTACACGGCGCCCATGAGGTCGGGCTTGCCCCACTGCTCCCCGGCGAGGCGGTTGACGCAAGCCACAACGAGCACGTCGGTCTTGTTGGTCTTGTAGCCGCCCTGGTCGACGACGTCGACGCGGGGCTTGCCGTCGAGGATGACCCACTCGGGGTCGGGGAGGGTGGCCCGTGAGGGGTCCTCCAGGGGAACGGGGGTGATGAGCAGGGCGTGGATGTCGGCCTCTTCGAGGGCGTCCTCGGCCCGGGCGATGCCCTGCACGCGGGTGATGGGCACGGGCGCCGCATTCCCGCCGGGCGACACCCGGTAGATGACCATGCCGTCGGTGTTGAAGGCGGCCTCGTCGCGCACCCTGGCCTCCCGGCTCAGGAGAACCGGTTCGAGCCTCTCCTTGGCCCGCTTGGCGATCTTGCGGGGCTCGGGCACATCCGTCCACATGTAGGCGTTGCGGATGTTGATGCCGCGCTTGACGATGGTGTTGTAGGTGGCCAGGCGTCGTGAGCGGATGGAGTGCTCCTTGATGACGCTCAGGGGCACGAGGTCGGATGCGCGTCCGGAGGGGTCGTACCAGCCGACGTCCTCCTCCTCCTTCAGGAAGGAGGCCCGGGTCAGGGCGTCCGCCGTGTCGGAGAACGCCCGGGCGGCGGACTCCATGGCCGCTTCGATACGGCCGTCGGTCCCGAACCGCTCCAGCCACCGGATGACGCCCACGGCCCCTCCTTCTTTCCGCCTACCTGTTTTGTTCCTCGGCAATACTATCCCGTCACGCCGGGGCGAAGGACCAGGCCTCGTTGCCCCACTGGTCGACGAAGACGCCCTCGTTCGCCCGGGGCCCCCCGGTGGTGTCCAGGACGAGTTCGAGGATCGGGTCCTTGCCGCCGCCGTCGATGACCTCGGCGGGCATGGAGGCGTAGCAGATGGCGTCGATGGTGTCGGGCGAGGATTCGCCCCGCCGCTTGAGCGCATCTTTCGATTCGATCAGCAGGGCGGTTCCGCGGTACTCGTACTTGATGGTGCGGAACTCGTCGTACAGGCCCCGCGTGCGCTCGTCGGAGGTGTCCTCCGGGGGGATGGCCAGGGCGCCCTCGTTGATGAGCTCCGACACCGAGTCGTACATGGCGGCCCGGAAGTTGTACCACTTGAGCTTGTTGGGCGACGCGGCGTTGCCGACGATCCAGCGCACCAGGGTGCCTTCGGGCAGGTGGTTGTCGAGGACGGCCTGCACGCCCCGGCCCACGCCGACGGCGTCGATGCGGATCTCGTCGACACCGCCCAGCTCCTTGACCCGCTGCCCGATGAGCCTGGCAAGCTTGTTTCCGTCGTAGCCCTTGACCCTGTCGAGGATCGACACGCGCCCGCCCCGGTTGAGGGCGATGACGGAGTAGTCGCCGGTGATGGACAGGCCGACGTCGACGCCGAGCACCTTCCGGTCGTCGTGCTCTTCGAAGTCGTTGTACCCGTTCATGGACACGAGCACTCGTCCGAGGTTGAACAGGCCGTCCTCGCCGACGTCGGGGAACTGTGCGAGAACCTTGGCCTGCCAGCGGGGGTCGGTTTCGCCCCAGCGCACGCGGGCGTCCTCGACCCACTCCTTCTGAAGGAGGTTGGTGCGGGCCCTCTCGGGCACGTCCTCGCCGGTGAAGTTGGGGGTGTCGAAGGCGGAGATGGTGATGAGGTTCCAGCGCCGGTCCTCGGGGGCCTTCTTGGATTCCTCACGCCAGACCTTGGCCATGTAGGAACCGGGGTCGTCGGGGTTGGCGATGGCGAGGATGCGGGCGTTGGCGTTGGTGGTGATGGCCTCGACGGAGGTGAAGATCGACTCGGGCACGCCCCCGGCCTCATCGACGACGACGAGCACGTTGGTGGCGTGGATGCCCTGGAAGGAGGATTCGTCGTAGTCGGAGGGCTTGCGTCCGTAGGCGGTGGGCGCCTTGTAGCCGGGGAAGGTCCAGGTGGCTTTGGCGGTGATGTTGCCGGGCATGTGGAGCTTGTCCTGGACTTCCTTGACGTAGGCCCACATGACGTTGGCGACCTGGTTCCAGGAGGGGGCGGTGGTGATGACTCGTGTCTCGGTGGGTGAGACGTCCTTGGTGTCGAGCCACCAACTTATTACTCGCGAGGCGAGGTGAGACTTCCCTGCCGAATGGCAGGAAGCCACCATCGTCCGCTTGTTCTCCACTACAGAGCGGACGATCTCCCGCTGCTTGGACCACAGGAACTCACCCAGGCGCTCCTCCACCCAGGCCACCGGGTCCCTCGACAGGCGCTCCGCCCGGGCCCCCTCACCGAACGAGGCGGCGACGGCCCGAAAATCCAGAACCGGTGCCATGCGCTCACAGCTCCATGGGGGCGGTGGCCTCAAGGATCTCCGCGCTGGCCTGTGTGGCCTGCGCCAGCCACTCCTCGCGCTTGGCCTCCAGCTGCTCGCGCCCCGCCATGGTGAGCATGGGCCGAAGGTGGGCCTCCATGGCCTCGACGACGGAGCGGGTGAAGGCGACGATGATGTTGACCTGCCGCTCCTCGATGACCCGCACCTCGGTCTGGATCCGGGTCTTCTTCAGGCCCATGAGGTCCGACACCTGGTCGATGGCCTTGAGGATCGAGTCGAAGTACTTGGGGTCGCCTTCCGGGTTGGCCAGGAGCGCGGACTGCACACGGGCGTCGAGCATGCCCAGAATCCGGTCGAGACGAGCCAGCTGCTTCATGAGGCGGGCGTGCTCGGAGAGCATGGCCTGCCCCGTGTAGTACTCCTCCTCGATGCGGAAGACCTGGGCCTCGCTCAGCCCCGCCTGATGGGCGACATCCCCCCGGGTGCCCCCCTTGAGGAGCGCGTTGACGACCAGGTTCCGCTTGGCCTCGTCGACCTGCTCCTCGGTCACGCTCCTGCGGACCACGACGCCTTCGGTGGGGGGCGGCGCGTCGACGACGCGCTTAATAGCGCCCCGCCCGCTCGATGGCGTCTTCGCGGGCCTGGACTGCGACCCGGTCCGCCGTGGCTTCGAGCTCGGTGAGGAATCCACTAAGCCTTTCATCGTCCACCTTCCCCTTCCAATGGACCCCGGCGATGAGGCCGAGGGCGAATCCTGTGAGCAGCGCTATGAGCGCGACGGCGGCGAGCATCAGGAGGAGCCCTCCCAGAAAAGGCTCATGAGACGATCGAACTCGTCCCAGTCGAACTCTCCTGCGACAATCTTGTCGGACGTGATGGTGCCGATGTGAAGCCGAGGGTCGTCCGGTAGCAGCGTGTCGGCCTGAACCTTGTTGGCGTCCCATTCCATGGTCCGAGTATAGGACAACCCCCGGCACCGTCCGCTGGTGCCGGGGGCTGGGGTGTATGCCGTCTCCCGAGGAGATACTCCCACCCCGTCGGGCGTCTGTCAAGTCGTCACATGGCGAACCCGAACCGGTTGGCCCAGGCCTGCAACCCCTCGTCGGTGTCGAGTGAGGGCTCGTCATCCTCCTGCGGCGGGGCGACGGCGTCGGGCTGGATGACCACGATCTCCTCGACGCCCCCCTCCTGCGGCGAGGGGGCGGATGGTGCGGACGGCTGGTTGGGCGCGGGGGCCTCGATCGCGATCCTCTCGCCGTCGGGGGTGATCGTCCCCTCGCGCCGGGCCTGCGCCTCATCGGGGTGCTCGTCGGCGCCGGTGAGGACGTCGCGCAGGATGGCGGTGACGTCGAGGTCCTCGAAGTACTCGGTCAGGGCCAGAAGGTCCTCAAGGTCGATCATGCCCTGGCTGAGGTGTCGGGGCAGGCGGCCCACGGACTCGTACCCCAGAACCCTGCCCGACTCCCTGACCGAGATGCCGTGATCGAGGATGAACTCGCGCAGAAGGGTCTTGACCCGCCGGACCTGGTCCTGGCGACGCAGGGTGTTCTCCGAGACCTCCCCGTGGGCTATCTGCGACCTGCGCTCCCTGGCCCTGGCAAGGATCTCATCGCGCTTCTCGTCTCGCTTGCTCATGTTCCGTCTTCCTCTCTTCCGGGCCCGTTCCGTCCCGGGCCTCGGTCTCAGTATACTATGCCGCTCTATTCTCTGCAAACGAGTGCCCCCGGTGTCGTAGACGGTCGACATCGGGGGCGTGCGGGGGAAGAGAGATGAGAAGCCCGCTGGGCAAGCGTACTACACCTTCAGCCCGGCCACGAGGTCGGCGCGCGACGTGATGCACCCGGCCGCCCCCTTGCGGGTCCCCTCCGCCGCCTGGGCCACCGAGGCGGGGATGTGGGCGATGACCGGCTTACCGGTGGCCACCAGCGGCGCCCACACGTCGTCAGCGGCGTCCCACTCCATCGACAGGAAGTCCAGGTTCATGCCCTTGACGAAATCCGGGTACCAGGTCTGACCGCGGTTGCGGGCGTAGGCGTAGCCCCACGTCGCCCACCCGGCCTGCTTGACCTTGGCGAACAGCCACCCGGAGTCGGCGAACGCCTTGATGACGACACGGTCCTTGTAGTCCTTCAACAGGGCCAGGTACTCGTCGGACCGGGCCATCTCCGTCTTGGGGTCGAAGATGGTCACGTGCGTGCCCCCGTAGGCCGCCAGGTAGTCCTTCAACGTCACCGGAAGGGCCTCAGGCCGCCCGGCGAAGGCCGCCTGGACCTGGGCCCAGGTCATGTCCCGAATGGGCGTAGAAGGGCCCCCCAGACGCGCCAGCGTGGAGTCATGCGAAGCGAACCAGACCCCGTCCGAAGTCCTGTGGCAAGAGATCTCCAGGGCGTCGACACCGCACTCCACCGCCCGGGTATACGCGGCCATCGTGTGCTCCACGACATCGCCCGCCTCGCTCATGCCCCGGTGCCCGACGACGATCCCCGACTTGCGCTCCTTCAGCGCCGAGGTGGACCGGGCCCCGTAGGGCATGATCGACACCCCCGCCCGGGTCTGCTCGCCCCCGAACCACAGGGGCACCGTCGTCCCGTCGAGAGCCTCCCCGCCGCCCCCGGCCGCGGCCACCAGACCCACCTGCGCCCAGGCGGCCGGGGGGTTCGCCGCCGCGCCATCGGGGGCCCGGTCCGCGGCCCCGAGCACCGCGCGCACCGCCGACCAGGACTCCGTCGTCGACACGTCCGCCAGCCCGTCCGCCACCACGGCCCCGCCCTCAAGGGTCCAGGCCGCCATCTTGTTGTCCTTGGTGCCGTGGGCGACCGACACGAGCAGCCGGGCCGTAGCGGGGGCGGGCGCCGTGGCCACCACTGCACTCCACTGCCCGACGGCCGCCCTGTCGGCGTCGACACCGGCCAGGACGACGAGCACGGCCCTCTGCCTGGCGGTCCACGCCTTGGTCCTGACCCACCATTCCACGCCGCGGGTGTCGGTAGCGGCCGTCACCTTCCGCGTGGCTACGTACCCGGAGCGGTTGGTGCCCCCGATCTGCGGCTGCCACGTCCCCGTCCAGCCCTCGGGAATGGGCGAGGGCGTCGGGTCGGCCTGAAGCTGGGCGGCCATGATGAGCACGGCCAGGTCGCCGGGCTCGCAGGCGGCGGTGAGGGGGTCTCCGACACCCGCCTGGGCCCGGCCCACGGCCGAGGAGCGCACGACGACACCCCCTTCGAGGGCGGCCCTCTCCCGCAGCACCATGGTCCCGGATCTGGTCCCCGCGGGGGCGTACTCGCCGGTGCGCAGGGTCAGGACGGTGCCGGTACCGGTGAGGGCGGGCAGGAGCCCTCGGATGGCGTCGGTCTCGGTGCGGAGGGCGAACCTCCTGTCGGCTCCGCCCCGCGAGTAGACCTCGTACGCGGTCATGGCCCCTCTCCGTTCGTATACTCATACGGACGCCGGGGGTGCATAAAAGCCCCCGGCGTCCTCGTGTCAGCCCTCGGGGTCGTAGACGTGCGCCAGGGCCAGGATGTTGGCGAGGGCCCCGGCGGCCTGGGCGGCGGCCTCGGCCCACTGCCGGGCGTCGTCGGCGGTCCAGAATCCGAAGGCGGCCCCGACGGCGAGGGCGGCCGCCACGAGGGCGTAGACGGCCTTGCGCTGGGGGGCGGTGATGGTGATGGCCTTGTGGTTGGCCACTGGTTCCTCCTGGGTGGGTTGGGGGCGGGGGACTACCACAGTCTACCGGTGCCCGCCGTGGAGGCGTTCAGCGCCCGCTGGAGGGCCTTGACGGTGGCGGGGCCGTCGACGCCGTCGATCCAGTCTCCGAAGTCCCAGTCGGCGGGCACGTACTCGCGGTGCCAGGCCCACACGAGGAACTGGAAGGCCTTCCAGGTGCGTTCGCCGTCGATGCCGTCGACCTCCAGGCACCCCGTGCCGATGAGGTTGGTCAGGTGGGCGGAGCCGACCGCCTCGTTGAGGAACCGCTGGAACGCCTCGATGCAGGCGGACCCGTCGTCGTCGAGGACGCCGTCGATGGGCGTGCCCATGACCTGCTGGAAGCGGGCGACGGTGCGCGACCCCCACTCGCCGTCCACGGCGAGCAGCTCCTGGCCGTCGGGGGCCGTGGGCCGTGCAGGGGCCGGTGCGGCGGGCGCAGCGGAGCGGGTCACGACGGGGCCGCCGGAGGGGGCCAGCGCTCGCAGGGCCGCCTCGGAGGCGTGCCACACGTCCAGGTCCAGGTCGCCCCCGTAGCCGGGCACCCGTCCCGTGCCCGTGTACTGGTGCATGCGCCCGTCGGTGCTCCAGGAGCCGTCCGTCCAGGGCGAGGCGTCCCACCCCGTGGGCTTCTCGTCGGCGTACTGCGCCACCCACGGCACGCACCCGTAGTCCTGGGCGACCTGCCACGGGTAGCTCCCCGAGGAGGCGTACAGGAGCACGGGCTTGCCGGTGGCCGACTGCACCTTGCCGACGATGATCGACAGGTACGCCGGGTTGCCCCAGGCCGAGTTCTCGATCGACTCCCAGTCGATGGCGTAGAAGACGTCGTCGGCGTGCCCGGTGGCGCGCACCGCGGCCAGGAACCTGTTCGCCTCCGCGAGGGCGTCGTCGGCGTTGCCGTTGTCCCCACCCCCGACGTAGTGGTACACACCGGTGGGCCGCCCCAGGGCCAGGGCCGCCTCGATCTGCTCGACGTGGTTCGGGTTGGTGGTGGCGTAGACCCCGGCGTCCTGGGTGACCTTGACGATGACGAAGTCGGGGTTGACCGCGCCGATGTTGATGCCCGCCTGCCACTTGGAGATGTCGACACCGAGCAGCGGCCCCGGCTTGCCGTTGGAAGGGGAGGGGGCGGACGAAGAGGAGGGGGCGGACGAAGAGGAGGCGGAGGGCGGGGCGGGGGTCGTTCCGCCCCCCGCGTACCGGTGGCAGGACGTCCACGCGCCGCGCTGCGTATAGATATGCGCCGAGTAGGATACGAGCCTGGTCTCCGAGCCCGTCTGGTCGCCGACGGCCCCGCCGGTGATCTCCCCGCGCTCGTCGATCCACGCCTCCGCCAGAACGGGGTCGGACGGGTTGTCGTCCACGACCATGGCCACGTGCCCGACACCCCCCTCGTCCTTCGAGGACAGGACCACGTCGCCCCGACGGAATCCGCCGTCGGGCGTCATGGCCGAGTCGTCCCAGTGGACCTCACGCCACCCCCGCGCCTCCAGTTCGGCCCTCATCGACCCCGTCCACGTGGAAGCCGGAAGCAGACGCGGGTCACCGTCCCCCGCATCCGCGGGCACGACACCCGCCGCCCGCAGACCCAGGTTGCACGCGGCCGCCACCATCGCGGAACAGTCCGAGTCGACCGCCCCGGTCAGATGGGGCGTACTGACATAGGACAGGTCCCGGATCTCCTCCCGCGTCCCCTGATCGTACCCGACACCCCCAGCCTCGTCCGTGGCGCACCAGTACGCCATCCTCGCCGCGGCCTCGTCCCCGACAACGCTCATGTCGGCTCCTCCTCCTTCTTTCCTCGTCCTTATGCGATTACGGCCTGACGGGCAGCGCCGTCGACAGGGCCCCCGGAGCGGCCTCCTTCGCCTCCATGATCCAGCCCTCGATCGCCAGCCCCGCCGCCTTCGACGCCGCCCTGGCGGCATCGACATGCGCCGCCGTCGTCATGCCCGCCCACCACAGCCCCGGCCCCTCCGGGTGGTTCCTGATGGCCGCCAGCACCTCCGGCTTGGAGGTGTCGTTGGACCGGCAGGCGATCATGTCCACGGCCTTCAGGGCGTTGATGTCCTCGGCGGTCCACGGCCCCGACGGCTTGTACGCCAGGCGGGGCAGCACCCTCAGCGCCGCATCCGCCTTCGCCTTCTGTCTGGCCGCGTTCAGCGTCCCGTTGGTGGCGACGACGACCCGCTTCGGAGCGTTGGCCCCGTAGCGGGCCAGCAGGAACTCCATCATCTTGCGGTCGTACACCCAGTAGTCCGCGATGATGTCGTTCGACGTGTCCATGCACTCCACGACGACCGGCGTGCGCGCCGGGGCGGCGTCCAGGATGTCGAGCGCCTCGCCCAGGGTGGCCACCGTCCCATTCACGTCCTCGACGGCCTTGAGCTGCGCGATGGTGGACTGGTTGATGCGCACCGCCGCACCGCCGCCCTTCGGGGTGATGGACGACACCGTGGACGTCACGAACCTGTCCGCGCCCTCGTCCTTGCTCATGCGCACCGGCAGGGCCGCGGACCCCCGCAGGACCGCTCCGCCCCCCTCCGGCAGCTGCGACAAGGCCCCCTGCAACGCCGTCGCCGACAGCGCCCCCCACTTCACGCCCCAGCGCGCGTCGCGCACGTCGGCCATCGCCCCCATGGGGCGGGCGGGCGGGGTTGGAGGGGGCGAGGCCGGGCGGACGACGACGGGCCCCTTGGAGATGATCCACTCGCGCAGCGCCTGCACGCCCTCGATGACCCGGTCCGCCAGCTCGACGCCGAAGGCCTGCGCCCCGGCCACGTTCACGTGCGTCTCGTCGCCCATGAGCCACAGCGCCCGCGTCCCCGACGAGGGGGTCTTGCCGACGGCCCCCCGACCCGTGAGCACCGCCGTCCTCCTCGACACCGGCGCCGACGGCAGGAACGACGCCAGGTAGGGGTCGGCGGCGTCGGGGTTCACGCTCGGGACCCAGGAGTCGGCCGTCACCTCGTAGTTCACCCCGTCATAGCAGATAATCTCGCCCCGCCCCCAGTGACGGTTGGGCCCCGCCGTCGGGTCCCACCTTGTGGCCGGGCTGACCGCGACGCCGAGCCAATCTACGAAGTGGATACCGTTGGCGGGGCCCCCGGCGGCTTCGACACCCGCCCTGACCGCGGCGGCGTTCTTGTGAGAGGAGCCCGCGTAGGTGCGGTACTCGCTGGTGGGCTGGGGCCCCACGACGATGATCGGCAGGGCGGGGGCTCTCGTGCGCACCCGGTCGACAAGGGCCTTGACGGACTGGCTGATGGCGGCCGGGCCGGAGGCGGGGTCGGAGGGGACGGGGGGCTGGTCGATCGCCCAGTTGTCGTTGACGGAGCCGACGACCACCAATAAGGAGGGGTGGGCGTCGAGGACGGCGTCGACACGTGCGGGGGCGCTGAAGAACCCGGTGTCGCCCTGCGGGGTCGGTGTCCGGGCCCACCCCGTGGAGCCCTGCCCGCTGACGGCGGCCGCGACACCGAGCCTCTTGGCGGCGATCTGGGGCATGGTCGCCTCCTCGGGGGCGCCCCCCTGGCCTCCGGCGCCGGGGGTGCTCCAGGAATCGCCGATGAACCCGACGACCACGGTTGAGGGGGTGCTCGGCCCGCCGAGCCGGGGCAGCATGTTCGCCAGGACCGCCTGCGCGCGCACCTGCTCCTTCAGGGCTCCGATCTCCGCCCCCTGGGCGACCTGGGCATTGGTCAGGCTGTCGACACTGGCCTTGGGGGCGAAGCGGTTGTCGGCGCCCCTCTTCGAGTACACGTCGTAGGTCGTCATGGTCGGGGGCCGTCCTCGTTCGTCGTCGTCATGGTCGGGTGGGGCTCCTTCGGCTTAATTGACGACGACGATGTTGTCGTTGCCGGGGGCGGGGTCGAGGGTGAGGACGTCGCCCTCGCCGTCGAGGGGGGTGATGGTCAGCCCGGGTGCTGGTTGAGGTGCGGGGGGCGTGGGGCCCTGCGGGCCCGCGGCGAGCCGGAGCACGACGGGGGTCGTGTTGTGCGGGGCCGGGGCTCTGAGGGCCGCGCTGTAGGTCTTGTTGTCGGGGGGTGGTGTGGTGAGCACCGCCGTGACGACGTCGCCCTCGTGGGCGGGGACGTCGACGTACGGGTCGGTGCGGCTCTCAGGGGGCAGCCGGAAGGGGCTGTGGGCGCTGGTGCGCATCGACACGCCCTGCGGGCCGGGGGCGGGGAAGAGGAAGGCCCCGGGGGCGGGATCCGCGGCGTAGCGGCCCTCGTAGGCGATCGACACCGGGCCGTCGATTCGCGGGGCCGGGTCGGCGGCCTCGACACGGACCGTGAGCAGGGCGCCCGCAGGCAGGGGTGGCGACGGGGCCGGGCTCGGCGGCTTGATGGTGATCCGCATGACTGGAGAGTAGCACGGGGACGCGACACCCCCTCCTGGTTGCGGCCCTGTTCGCGCTTCCTTCTTATCACCGCGCGCGGGCGTGCGTGTGCGGGCGCGCGATTATAGCCGGGGTTGGCGGGCTGTCAAGGGGCTTGTCGACACCCCCGGGGTCTTGGCGGGGGTGCTGACGACGGTGCGGGGGCGCGGAAGGGCTTTGGGCCGGGCTGTGACTGGCGGGGGCCTTGGGGCGAAAGAGGAGGAAGAGGAGGAAGGGGTTCGCATAGTTGATAGTAAAACTATGAGCCCCTGGGCCCCGGAGGGGAGTTCGACACCCCCTCTTCCCTCTTGAGGGGAGGAGAAAACGGAAGGGGATCGTCACACGAGCAACAGGGGCATCTGTCTTCGGAAAACCATAATTCTTGGTGGTGGTTGGTGATGTTTGATGATGTGGAGTCACACTGGTAACAGGTTTGGGGTGGTGAGGGGGTCGGGTCGGGTGAATACGAAAATGTGGCCGGGCTAACGTTGAAACGTTTTGAGTCTCAAATGGTGGACAGTGCATATTATGCGGGCTTTATGCATGGGGGTGCATAGGAAATATGCGGAGATTTCTTAGGGTCGGCTAAGTGGGACTTTTCGTTGGGAGGAGTGGAGGAGGTTGGGGTGGTAGGACTTAGGGACCATGTGAAGGGTGGGAGGGGTGTGAAGGATGGGGCGTTTTTAGTACTCAGTGACCTGGAACACGTTTATGCAGCCATGGATAAAATCGTGCATAAACATTTGGAAACACTCTATTGGCGAGTAGGGAGGGTTTTGACAGATCGGTCGACACTCTGCTACGTGAGGGTTGAAGTCGGGGGTTTAGATGGGCAGGGTGCGGGGAAAGATGAGCGACCTCACACCCGCGTGCCACGCCCCGTGCGTGAGAGCATCCGATTTCGCCTTCGCCGGCCTGCGACGCACGTCACATTGATTTTCTCCCACGCTCGCACTAGAATGACCCACCCAAAAATCCCCCAGTATGTAGATGGTCTACCTACCAAATTGTCATAACGGTACTTATCGGCACCTTTCCCTACGGTGCCAACGAAAGGTCCCCATACGCGGAACGCAGCTCTCCCTGCAAATCGAAACGATGGGCATCTCCCACCAATTTGTTGCCTTGCTCACACACACTGTGTCAAGACACATGATGCACAGCACAGAAACCACCTATCGACAATCTCCCCTATGTGTGCTATCACGCGCACGCGCGCGTATGCGTGCGCTCACCCATGCGGGCGCATGTACCCCCAGGGCTCGCTGTAAGCCACGCTGGCGGCCTATCGGGCATGCCCCGGTGTAACTGCCTAGGGGTAGGGGTATAGGCCGTCCTAGGCCCCGTACAGCGACGATTCGTCTTTGTATTGATACAAACCACGTAGCTAGGAGATATTGATTCTCGTCTAGTGAGTATCAATCCCGAGCCAGCATATGCGTAAAGGGCGGTCAAATATTGTGAATTGTGGCCTGGGTCACACCCAAATATAGTGAACTGCGGCCTGCATCACGGTCAGGTATCGGATAGAGAATAGTGAACCGAGACCTACGTCACATTTAGCCCCGAATAGAAAATAGTGAACGCTTGTATAAAGAATTATGCTTCTCTAATTTCTGTCTTTCTTAATCTCTATCATTATCTATCTTCTATCATTATCTATCATCTATCATTATCATTATCATTATCATCTATAACGAATATAATCCATTATGCACTCAACCGTATCTTTATGCATATGATCCAGATCACAAACCATCTTTTTTGGGACGACTTTTCACTACTCTCTATACATCTCCTACCCCCATTTTCCATACCCCCACGCGTGTTTCCTACTCACACATGCACATAACGGTGTTATGTGCAATACTTTCTCCATATGACCTTCGTCTCATTTCCCATAGCACACTCTCCCCATCCTGTCAACCACCTATCCTATGTCTCCTACCTCACACTCCTCCTCCCCCAGGATGATACGTCTGGCATAGTATCCCCGCCCACGTACTACGTCACACATACCATGTTTCGGCTGCCCGAAACTTTCGCCCTACTCCCCCACCTACCCCAACCCATCTTCGGGACCTTCGTCCCTTGCATCCCCACCACTCATATGCATCCCCCCATCTTTGTGCCATACGCCACACAATGCGCCGAAGCGTGGCCGCGCCAGCGGACACGAAGGCGCATGTCGACTCCCCCATCTGCCTCCATTCCTCATTCCCTACTCACTTGTTTCACATGAAACATGCGAGGATCATCCCCGCCAACCCAAGAGATAGAGTTCGACATGCGCCCGGGCTGGCGCTTCGCTGCGCTCACCGCCGTCGTCCCGCGCTCGCTCCGCTCACCGGTCCTGCGCCGTGCGCAGGAGAGAGGATCGCCGGCTATGTCGTGCCCCGCGGCTGCGAGGATGATCCCGCTCTATTCCTACTCAGTGGTTTCACGTGAAACACGCGAGGAAGGAAGGAAAGGAGGAAGCATCATCCCCGCCCGACTCAAAATGAGACGCAGAACACACCATCCGACCGCCCCATCCCCTTGACTCACCCTCACCTAGAGAGTACATTTATACCTGTCAGAAGGAAACGCCAACCGAAGGGAACCGAGATGAACCCCCAGCCCGCCCTCATCCCCGCGGCCCAAGCCCTGCGCACCGAAATCGTCTGCCGCTACAGCACACTCTTCACGCACAGCGCGGCCTACCGCGCTATGTACCTCCGCCTGCCCAGGGTCGATCCCTACGGAGACGCCGCCCACTTGATCGGCCGCCTGCGCGATGAGAGTGACGGCCCTGCTCACGAAGGGCGTCTCCTGGACGCCGTCGCCGCTTCGATCCCGGGCTATGTTCTCGAAGAGCTGGGCGTAGACGCCGACGGCCTGGCCGCGGCGCTCAAGGCCGCGAGCCCGGCCCGGCCGATCTACGAGTGGTAGGCCGCCCCGCCCCGTATCCCGCTATTAGCCCGGACGGTCCCCGCCGTGAGGCGGCCGGAGGTTCGATTCCTCCGACGGGCGCGATGACAACTCAATAGCGCGCGAGCGGGCCCGATCTCCCGAGTTTGAACTCCAAACTCAAAAGAGACGCAGAACACAGATTCAAGGCCTGACCAACCCAAGCGAGCGCGCTAGACTAGAGTCATCACAAAGGGAGAGAGAAGGAACGGAACCCCACCTGACCGACTCTCTTACCCCGGGAAGATTGAGAACTGAATAGTCGCCCTCACGTAATAGACGGTTAAAAGTGAGGGCGAGCGGCCGGTAGGCCAGACGTACTCCGTGCCATAAGGTCATGAGGACGGCTGTAATACTCCGACGACGCGCCCCGAAAAGGGCTTCCGCCGGGAGCAGCGCGCCCGAAATGATTTTAGGTGTGAGATGAACGGAGATAAATCGAAGTATACGGCCGGGTAAATGGAAGCGGCCCGCTCAGAACGGGCCCGGCGCACCGTAGTGCGCGAGACCATGCCTTCAAAAGCATACCCGGCGCCCATCATCCCCACCCATAACCCGAACACGAAGGGACAACCGAAATGAACACCTACTCCGCCCGTGCCGTCGTCCCCACCACGGCCTATGACGGCCAGGCTCGCGTCATGAATGACCTGCTCCATGAGCAGATCGAGTGGCTGCGCGACGCCCTGCGCGACGACGCCCCGGCGATCGCGCCGGGACTGCACGTTGAGTGCAGCGGCATCGGGACCAATAAGACCACTCATCTCATGGTGGACATGTACCGTGGGGACCGCGACGCCACGAGTATCCCCTATGACGAGCGCTATGTGGAGATCGGGACGCTGGACACGCGCCCCAGTGACAGCTCTCTGTGGGAGCTCGACCCGGAGTACGGGCGCACTTCCTGGGATGACCCACTTCTCGCAAGCGAGGAGACTGTTGGCATCGTGATCGAGTGCGTCGCCCGCGCTATCGCCGGCATCGTCGGCGGCGGCGCCCGCGTCATGGCCGACGCCCGCGGGCACGCCACTGTGGCACTGGACCACGCCGACGCGAGCCCGGCGCCCATCACTCACGGCGCACTGCCGATCACTATCGCCGTTCTGTGTGACGACGCCCGGGCGCTCACTGCCGCCGCCGTGGCGGACTCCCTCACGGCCTGCCACCCTGACGCTGCGTCCTGCGCCACGACGGATGCGTGGCCGGAGATCACTATCTACGCCCGGGACTGCACTACCGTCCTGGCCAGTGTCAACTACTCCCAGGACCACGACGACGCCGTGGTGCTCACCGGCCCGGACGGACGGGAGTACCTCATCTGGACGGGCGACCGCGAGCCGGTCGACTGGCGCGATGAGGACGATATCGTCAGGCCCGTCTGCGACGCCGTGCGCGCCGCGCTGGACGCCGACTGATAACCCCGCCCGACCTCTACTATCAGCCCGGCCGTCTAGAGCGGAGGACGCAGCGCGGTTCGATCCCGCGCCCGGGCGCGATGCGCGCAAAAAGTGCGCACCTTCGAAGAAAGGAATCGAAAATGAGCGCCGACGACTACAAGTACGATATCACGCACGACCCTGTCTGCGAAGCGTACAGCACGGGCTACCCGCTGTACAAGATGGCCGGGGCGCTGGGGATGACCTGGCGCGAGCTGGGGCACTATCTGTGCCCCGGGTATTACTGGGAGGCGGACGAGCCGCTCACCGCGCCCCACTACGATATCTGCGAGGAACTGGCGGCCGAGCAGGGCGTGACCATCCCCGCCCTTGACCCGCTGCCGTCGTGGGCCATCGGCATGCGCTGAGAGGAAACCTAGATGAACGCCACAACCAAGGCCAATAGCAGCACCCTCACCGCCGACGATGTCGTCCGTGAGGGTAACGTCCGCGTCATCCTCCCTTGGGATGGCCGCGTCGGGGAGGTTTGGTGGGATAGCGCCCGCCGTCTCTTCGGGCTGGCCGGCCTCAACGGGGAGAGGACTCCCCGTCACTTCCTGTTCCATGCGACGTGGGCCGATATGAAGGCCCACTACGCGCGGCGCGGCGCTACTATCCTCCGCGCCCCGTCCGGGGCGCAGGTCGGCGACTTGGTTCGTTGACCACCAATCCTTATACCCCGCGTTAGCGGGGATGCGCCTGAAAGATCGGCGCTCCGCAACAATGCGGCCCCAACCGAAGAGAGAAGAGAACCATGGCCACGACTGCCTATGTCAACCTGACGCCTCACGCCCTGAACGTCCGCGCCCTGGACGGGAGCACGCTCGTGCTTCCTCCGTCCCCCAATGGCGCCGCTCGCGTCGTGTACGACCGTCTGCCCCCGGAGCAGGCGACCCTGAACGGCCACGAGATCGCCGTCGCCGTCGCCGGGAGCCCGCGGGAGATCATCGGTCTCCCGGATCCCGAGCCCCGCACCATCTACGTCGTCGCCAAGGCGGTCGCCGACGCCGCCCCGGCCTCACGAGGCGACCTGATGAGTCCTGGGAGACTCATCCGGGATGAGGATGGCACCGTGACCGGGTGCGACGGGCTCACCCGTCGCGCCTGAACCCGGCCCAACCACCAACCCACGAAGAGAGAGAGAGAAAATGAACCACAATATCCTCTACACGGGCGCCGTGGCACTGGCCGCTGGCGCCGCCGTCCTCACCGGCGCCTTTGTGGCCGACGCCGCCCTGAACACGGCCCCGGGCGCGGGCCCCACGGCCGTGGTGACGACGACGCAGGAACCGGAGCACATGGCGCCCCGGTGCTTCGAGACGTCCGTCGCGGGAGCCCAGGACTGCGCCTGGGTCCCGGTCGCCCAGTGCCTCACCGATGAGGACGGGGATGACGCGATCCCGCCCTCTTTCGAGGGCTGTTACTGGGATGCCGAGTCCCGCGGGAACCACGCCGGTACCAGTTACGTGATCTGGCGCGGCGGCCGGGGCTGAACCGCCCCGAAATCGAGCCGCGGCGGGACGAGAATCCGCTACGGCCGCCCCGGAGGGAGGACCGACGTCCGTTCGCCGCGGGCCCGGGGCGCGATGCCAACCAAGAGAAGAGAGGAGGCATCACCATGAATATGACGACTTGGCTGCACGAGCAGGCCCTGCTCGTCCGCAGCGCGCTGCTCGCAGGAAACCTGAACGAAGCGAGGAATGCCCTGCGGTTCACCTTCGAGGACGGGGACAGCACCAACGGCTTGGTCCGTCCGGTCCAGATCATCAGGCTCGCATTGTTCCCGATGAGCCGGGAGAACCTCGACAAGGCCCGGGAGACCTTCCGGACCCAAGCCGAAGAGACCTTCACTGCCGACGATGACCTGGATGCCGAGATCCGGATGGACATGTTCTCCGTCCTGAGGGAGAGGAGGACCTTCGGGTGACCGGAGAGGAGGACCAGCTCTGGGACGAAGTCTTCGCCCGCCTCCCCCGGCCCTTCCGGGACAACATCGGAGTGTGCAGGAACGGCGTGTTCTTGCGCCGGGGACGAGTGGCGACAATCCTGGCCGATGTCGAGCGGAACCGCATCGTCATAAGACGAGAGCGTCCGCCGGTGTGCCTGGGCGGGGGCACTACGGAGACGGTGGCCCGCCTTCTCACCGACGCAGCATTCGAGAAGGTCCTGGAAGGCCTTCCACTGCCCGTCGCACCGCCTCTGGAACTTGACGACGCGGGGAAGAACATTCAGTGGGCCCCGACGGGGGAGGCATGGGCGGCTCTGACCCGGTTCGAGGACGTCGCGGACCTGGCCCTGTACGCAACGCGCATCACGGGGTTCAAGTACCGGGCCGTCCTCGCCGACGCCCTGCGCGAGGCGCTCAAGAGGCAGTCCTTGACGGTCGTCTGGGAGCCCGAAGGGATCACAGTGCGTCGCAAGGATCGCACCGTGGTGATCCACGGCGACGAGCCCATGGCCTCGATCCTTCTACGCGGCGGGAAGTACGGAGAAGCGGGGCGCACGGTCGCGGGAGTGGACTACGGCGTCATGCGGGACGAGGACGTCATCGCCCCGGCCGTGTCGTTCCTCCGGTTCGAGGTCCGAACAGCAACAACCAACCCAACGAGAAGAGGAAGCATTCATGAACGAAAACGAGAACGAGGCCAAGACCGGCACCGACGAGCTCATCGAGCGGATTGTCGACGCCCTGAACACGGATAACGCACCGGAGTGGAACCCTGCTCCCAGCTGGGCGGACTACGTCCTCACGTGGGAGGGCCTGCGCGCCCTCGCGAACGATCTCATGGGCAGGAAGCCCTACGACGGGAGGGACCCGCTGGCCGAGCCCGTGCTCCGGGGGTTCCTCGAAGCGGCCCTGAACGCGGAGGGCTATGTCGTCCTGCCCCAGAGCTGGACCGACGACGGGAACAAGCACTACGGACCGCTGTGCCCCCGGTGCGAGGCGCGCTACAAGTACCAGGCCCGTAGGGTCGGGGACCTCCCCGACCCGTCCTGGGTGGGGGCCGTTTGCGTCGACTGCTGCCGCATCGTCGACGGCGCCACACGGGAGGTGACCATCTATGTGTGGTGACCTGGCCCGGGTCGTCGTCAAGATGCTCAACGCCCGCCGGTGCGCCTGGCCGTGGCGGGAGCGGATCGTCACCATGGAGGACATCCGGGACATCATGGGGCGCCTCGCCGTGGACGAGGACGAGGTGACCCAGTGGCTCAAGGACCGCAGGCAGTGGGTGGCCATCATGGACGCCCTCACCGAGGACGGGTACGTGTACCTGGACCCGCGCACGGCCCGGAAGCCCTACGGCCCGCTGTGCCGCAGCTGCGAACGGGAGGTGGGCCCGGCCGAACTCGGGAGGGCCGACGTGGCCGGGGAGTCGGACTGCGCCCGGTGCGCGAACCCGATCCCGGGCAGCAGGGGCGTGTCGATCTACGTGTGGTAGCCCCGCACGTTAACAGCCGGGGACGGGATCGGGAACGGCGTCGCGTTTATGGGTCGGCACGGGCCGTACTGCGGACGTGAATCTCCGGGGGTTCGACTCCCCGTCCGGCACGGGTTCCGGGCATCCGCCCGGGAACCGAAGGAAGAGAGGAAGCATGAGAACACTTCAACAGATCATCACCGAGATCACTAGGGACGCGCCCTCGGCCAGAGTCATGGGAGGACAGCAGACCTACGCCCTTATCGAGATCCCCGGGTCCGGGGGAGCGCACGCAGTCATCTATCTGGCCCCGGTTGGGGAGAACAGTATCGCCTCGGTGCACCACGACGCCGACGACAAGGGCCGGAGAATCACGTTCAAGCGCGGCAGCGCGGGGGAGGAAGAGGTGATCGTCGCCCTGGCCAACTTCCTGGTCTTGCACGAGACGATCCGGGACCGGCGAGAGCTGGCGGAGAAGGAGAGAAACGCATGATCGAAGAGATCACCTGGGAGACCTTCGATGAGAGGACCAGGGTCTGGATGCGGGTCCTGTCGAACATCCCGACGGAGGCCGTGGTGCGAATGCTGCGCCTGGACCTGAACACCGGCGTCGTCACCCTGCGCGGCGTCGGCGGAGACAAGGTGCTCGGCGTCATCAGCACGGATGACGACATCGGCGTGGGCAGGTCGTTCTTCGTCACACTGAAGGGCGAGCCCATGGACCCCATTCCTTACGAGTCGGGATACGCCCGCAACATCGCCCTGGCCGTGTACCACTCGGCCCTGCACGTGCTCGTCGGGGACGTCCCGCTGGTCTGGGACGACTATGATGGCCTGTCCTGGATCACGGACAATCTGGACGAGGTCTTCGACGACGGCGGAAACACCACGGACCTGCGCGAGTACCGGGACGAGGTGCGCCGGTTCGCCGCATGGTGCTGGGTCGGCGATTTCGCCGCGGACCTGGACAACGACATCCCGCTCCAGGTGACCAAGGAGTCCACGCCCCACATGATCCGGTACCTCACCGGCGGGCACGGGAGCGTCGAGATCGCCGTCGCACCCGACGACGACGGCCTGATCGACGTCAACCTCCTGGACCGGGACGGATACGGGCTGCACTACCACCTGGCCTACGGGATCCCGGAGGTTCAGGAGGTTCGCGAGCGGGCCATCATGTTCCTGAACAACAGGATCGAGAAGAACAAGAAGGAGAGGAAGGAGAACCATGTCGGCTGACGACAGGATCGAAATGGACGAGGACATGGCCGAGTTCTGGGCGGAGGTGAAGGACCGACTGCCCGGACTCCTCGGCCGGGACGGGTTCGTGTCGGCCTACCCGCTGGCCGACCCCGGCGATGTCGACATCTTCACCTCGTGGTGGAACCAGAAGGAGGAGCACATCGCCTCCCTGTACCACTACCCCCGGGTTCCGACGGGCGCGGAGAAGAAGGAGAAGTGGGAGTACGAACCCTGCTTCAACCTCCTCGTCGACGAGCCCGGAACCGACGGGCGCACCCTGACCGACGTCACCCCCAAGCAGGTTGCCGAGGTCATCGAGAAGCGGGCCGCCGACCAGGTTCGGGAGCACCTGCCCGGTGCGTGGACCACGGGGGACTACTTCGAGTGGGATGAGTCGATCATCGCCGACTTCTGCGACTACGCCTGCGAGGCGAAGAACATGGGCGAGTTCGCCGAGTACGTGCAGGAGCGGGCCGACAAGGTCCTGGCCCG